TTTTAAAACTTTAGAACGTGCTTATATGATGAAAATTGGTAATGATATTGTTGAACGTCCACAGCATATGTGGTTGCGAGTAGCTATTGGAATACACGGTGATGATTTTAATCGTGTAAAAGAAACATATGACTGTATGTCTCAAAAATATTTTACTCACGCAACACCTACTCTTTTTAACTCTGGAACTCCTCGACCTCAATTATCTTCTTGTTTTTTAATTGCTATGGAAAACGATAGCATTTCAGGTATATACAATACATTAAGCGATTGTGCGAATATTTCAAAGTGGGCAGGTGGAATTGGAATGCATATTCATAATATTCGTGCTACTGGTAGTCATATTCGTGGTACAAATGGTACTTCCAATGGTATTGTTCCCATGTTACGTGTATTTAATACTACGGCAAAATATGTTGATCAATGTATTCACCCAGAAACCATTATATATACTACTCAAGGACCTAAACAAATTCAGCATTGTGAAATGGGGATCACTTCAATATATAATATATATGGTGAAACAGAGATTATCGAAAATGTATTAGAACACACATATCACGATAAAATGCTTGAGATACATACTATGCATTCTATTTTTCCGTTACAAATCACACCTGAACATCCAGTATATGCATTATGTAATCAGAAAAAAGGATTGAATTATAATGTAATACGAAACCGTCTTGAGAAAAATTTAGTAAATATAGATTGGGTTGAGGCAAAAAATCTTGATGAAGATGATATGATCGCTTATTCTATTCCTACCTATGAAATGGATAATAAATCGATTACCGAAGAAGATTGTAGAATGTATGGTATTATATTAGGAGATGGCTCACTAAACAATTCAAATAACGGTTCTGGTTATATATCATTACATACACATAATAAAAGGGATATGTGCGCATTTATTTTGCAATATTTTGAAAATCGATGTATTCAATGCGATATGACCATTGATGCTAATACAACCCGTATTCGTTGGAACAAACACATTGAACTACCATTTAGATATAATGATTTTTATGATGAAAACAAACAAAAACGTATTTTACCGAAATGGTTAAATTTACCGTTACATAAATCAAAATACATTTTGAAAGGATTAATAGAAACGGATGGATGTTATAACGTATCTGAACTAGTATTCGATAGTACTTCGTTAAATTTAATCGAATCGGTTCGGTTTTTGTGTCTGAAAATGGGAATATTAACCACTGGATATGTGCGAGATCGTATTGGAGAAAAACATTATACGGCGAATGGTGTAATTGAGAATAAACGTATCGGTTATTGTTTACGAATTCCTAGAACATCCGATATTTGTACATTAATGGGATTTGAATATAAAAAAGACCAATTTTTCAAATTTTTTAGACATAATAATCTTTTATTTACACGAGTTCAATCTATTCAAGAAACCACATACAATGGGATTGTTTATGATTTACAAATGTCCAAAGAACATAATTATATGATTCATAATGGACTCATCCATAATGGTGGTGGAAAACGAAATGGAAGTTTCGCAATTTATCTAGAACCATGGCATTCAGATATCGAAGTTTTTCTACAAATGCGTAAAAATCACGGTGACGAAGAACTAAAAGCAAGAGACTTATTTTATGCTCTATGGATACCTGATCTTTTTATGGAACGTATTAAAGCAGATGGTAGTTGGACATTAATGTGTCCTGACGAATGTCCTGGATTAGCAGATGTATATGGACAAGATTTTAAAGATCTATATGAAAGTTATGAATCACGAGGATTAGGAAGACAAACAGTTAGTGCACGTAAACTTTGGTTTCAAATATTAGATGCGCAAATGGAAACAGGAACACCTTATTTATGTTATAAAGATGCTGCAAATCGTAAATCCAATCAAAAAAACATAGGTATTATCAAATCGTCAAATCTTTGTACAGAAATTATGGAAGTTTCTACTAAAGAAGAAACAGCCGTATGTAACTTAGCTAGTATAGCTTTACCTGCTTTTATCGATTATTCCGAAAATCCTCCGGTTTATAATTTCGAAGAATTACATCGTGTATCACGTATAGTTACGTTTAATCTAAATCGTGTAATTGATGTTAATTATTACCCTACATCCAAAACACAAAATAGTAATAATAAACATCGTCCAATAGGTATAGGTGTGCAAGGTTTGGCCGATACTTTTATACAACTTGGATATATGTTTGAATCAGAAGAAGCCAAAAATTTGAATCGTGAAATATTTGAAACCATTTATCATGCTGCCTTGGAAGAATCTTGCTCCATAGCTAAAAAAGAGGGTCCTTATAGTTCATTTAAAGGTTCTCCTGCTAGTAAAGGAATATTGCAATTTGATATGTGGAACGTTACACCTGATAGTAATCGTTATGACTGGAATAAGTTAAAACAAAAAATTCAAGAACACGGATTACGCAATTCATTGTTACTTGCACCAATGCCAACTGCATCTACTTCTCAAATATTAGGTTATAATGAATGTATTGAACCTATTACTTCAAACATATATAGTCGACGCACATTGGCTGGTGAATTTATTATTGCGAACAAATATTTAATGCGTGATTTAATTGATCTTAACTTATGGAATGATAATATTAAAAATAACATTATTGCGAACAATGGTTCTGTTCAACACATTGAAATGATTCCAAAAGAAATTCGTGATAAATATAAAACAGTTTGGGAAATACCTATGCGTAGTCTCATTGATATGGCGGCTGATCGTGGAGCTTATATTTGTCAGAGTCAATCATTGAATTTATGGTTAGAAGATCCTACTTACAATTCTTTGACTTCTATGCATTTCTATGGTTGGACAAAAGGACTTAAAACAGGTATTTATTATTTACGTCGACGAGGACGCCATCAAGCACAACAATTTACGATTGAACCTGATAAAAAATCCGAGAATGAGGAAGATGAAATTTGCGAAGCGTGTGGATCATAAATAACATTTTTATTTCAACATAATATAAAAATAAATTTTTATACTAAGTATACGCGATGTCTATTTTAGACTACAATATCGAACAGTTGTGCGATTTTATACGTGAAAAAAACTTTTCTTTTGAAACGAGCGATCAATTAAAATTAATTGAAACAAGTATACCAAAAGTTTTTGAAATTTTTGGTCAAAAAAGCAAACGTAATATTTATCCAGATACAGAAGAATATCTTCAAAAATTAATTGATAATGTAGACGCTTGGTATTCTCCTAATATTTCTTCTATTTTATGTACCATTATCAAAAATTCCATGAAAGCTGAAAAAGAATATGCCCTACGTTTATTTGAATATTTAATCACCAAAAATCAAACCCAAATTAAAATTAGTATGCCTGAACTTGTCCCTTTTATTTCTTCGTTTTTAAACGATATTTCACAAAATATTAAAACTATCTCTTCCGGAGTAATGGAAAAATTATTAAAATGTAGTGGAAATGTTGATCTGGATGCCTTTATACCTGCCGTGTTAAATGGTATTAAAAATCATAGTGCTATCTATGACTCAGTAGAAGCCCTTGCTAGTTGTGTGTTTGTACAGAATGTTGAGGCACCTGCATTAGCCATTACAATGCCTATCATTATGCGTGGTTTAGTTGATAAAAAAACTGCTACCCGCCGTTTAACATGTGTGATTATTGATAATATGTGTAAACTTATTGAACACCCAAAAGAAGTATTACCGTTTTATAAAAACTTACTTACTGCACTTGAACGTTGTAACGATACTATGAGTGATCCTGAAGCAAGAAAAGTAAGTACTCGTGCATTAAATACCTTAAAAGAATCTTGTGCTGAAAATGAAGATGCTGTCTTTCACAAATTACCAAATGATTTTATTGAAATGATCAAAGCAGAATGTGATCAACTATCGATCGCCTATACTATAGATACGTTAAACAATATAGGAACATTGAGTGCGAATGTTTGTAATAGTCACTGTTTTGATCGAGAACAATGGAATTTAATATATACACGTTATGGTTTATCTGATATTATTGAACCAATTTATAAAGCAGCAAAAGACACATTTATCGTTAAAGAAAATATTTTTGAAGATACAGAAGAAGGTAAAGATCTTTATAAAGGTGAATTTTCTTTAGCCTATGGTGCTCTTACACTCTTGAATAATACACATTTACACTTAAAACAGAATCGTTTCTATGGGTTACTCGGTCCTAATAATTGTGGTAAAACTACTTTGATGAGAGCTATCGCAAATGAACAAGTCGAGGGGTTTCCGAAAAAAGACGAATTGCGTACTATTTTTGTAGAACACGAAATTCAAGAAGTTGAGGTAGGAGAAGATGAAAAAGGATTTCCTATCTTGAATATTGACTTATGTGGTATTGATTGGGTTGTTCATTGTTGTAACGTACAATATCAAATGGAACCTAAAGTAACTCCCGAACAAGTAGAAGAAGTCATGCAAGAAATTGGTTTTGGATATGCGAAAAAAGATATTGGTAAAGATCGCGCAGCTGATATGGGTATGGGTATTACTACGTATTCTGGTGGTTGGAAAGTAAAAATGCAACTTTGTGCAGCTACACTAATGAATGCTGATATTCTTATGCTTGATGAACCAACTGGTCACCTTGATGTTACCAATATTGCATGGATTAAAAACTGGTTAAAAGGGTTTATGGATGGGGGTGGTTCCATTATTGCTACTTCTCACGATTCTGGATTTTTAAATGAAATGTGTACTCATTTAATTGATTTTCAAAGCAGAAAATTGCGTATGTTTACCGGAAAAAGAGGTAGTGTATTACAAGACTTTGTCGACAAATTTCCTGAAAAAAAGAGTTATTTTGAGTTAAGAAATGACGTAGTAAAATTTAAATTTCCTGAACCTGGACCTCTTGAAGGCGTAAAAAGTAAATCGAAGACTTTGTTAAAAATGACGAATGTTACTTTTCAATATCCTACACGAGACACGCCTACTATATTTGATATTAATCTAGAATGTTCTCGTATTTCTCGTGTTGGTGTAATAGGTGCGAATGGTGCAGGTAAATCAACCGCCATCAAAATTTTAATTGGAGAACTTAAAACAGAACAAGGTACTGTTACCAAACACCCCGATTTACGTATGGCTTATATCGCACAGCACGCGTTCCATCATCTTGAAAAACATCTTCATAAAACTCCTACACAATATATTATGTGGCGTTTTGCTGGAAACGAAGATAAAGAAAGTCTTGATAATATTAATAAAGGCGATACAAATGATGAAGATGTTAAAAAATACTTTTTAGTACAGAATGATACTGGTATGGAATTGCAAATGTGTGAAACACCTACTGAGGAAAAACGTGCTGTTGAGCCAGAGGCAATTTTAACGCGTCGCGAAAATAAAAAAATGAAATTTAAAGAATATGAAGTGAAATGGAAAGGAAAATCAGATGAAATGACCATGTGGGTAAAACGTGATATTCTTATGAGAATGGGTGCCGTAAAACTTGTTCAACGACACGATGAAAAGGAAGCGATTAAAGCAGGATTGGCTTCAAAGACATTAACTACCAAAGATATTGAAAAACATTTCGCTGATTTCGGTATTGAACAAGAACAAGCCAATCACACTTTGATTAAATCACTTTCTGGTGGTCAAAAAGTAAAAGTTGTATTAGCTGCATCTCTTTGGTTAAATCCTCATTTAGTTATTCTTGATGAGCCTACTAACTATCTTGATCGTGATGGTTTGGGTGCATTAACGAGTGCAATTCACGAATTTGATGGTGGTGTGGTTATTATATCACATAATAAAGAATTTACCAATGCTGTTACAAGTGAAAAATGGATTATGGAAAAAGGTCGTCTAAGAAAAGAAGGTGAATCTGTGGAGAAAAAAGAAGAAGGAAACAGTGAAATAAAACCACAAGAAGAAACCGTTTTTGACGCAATGGGTAATGAAATTAAAGTAGAACGAAAAGTTCAATTAACAGACAAAGAAAAGAAACGTGAAATTAAATCATTGTTGAAACAAATAAAAGATGGTCGTAAAAAAAAGACACTTTCCGAAGATGAAATTGCCGAATTAGAAGAAAAAGTAGAACAACTTCAAGCTTAATCTATCTTGTATATTATATAAAAAAACATATAGTTTTTAGACTATATATTTTTTGTTTTTATGTACACTATTTAATGTAAGAATTTTGGAAATTTTATTTTTAACATACCAGGAATGTCTCCACTATTTAATTTATACAAATGATTCATAAAATCATCACTATAATTTCTATAATCTATTAATAAGTCTCCAAGACATTTACCAAAACTGTCTATACCATCATCCGTCAAATTTTTATATTTTTTTCGCAACTTTTCTAGATCGTCTGTTTTTAGTTCTTTATGCATTTCCTGTAATCGTTTTTCTGAAATAATAAGACCGAATGACTTATCAAATACCATATGATTTTTTTGTTGTTCATCTATATCATTTAAATCGCGCATTGTTCCTATTCCGTGAATATGATCATTTTGTTCATTCCATTCCCATCCCGTCCAATATACCTGTTCTTTATACCAACGATAATTTTGATTTGATTCATCATAACATAAAGACATTAAATAAATTTTACTATATGCTAGTTCTGTCCAAAGTTCACACATTTTATTTCTCTCTTCAGTATCTACAATCTTTGTATTAATATCGAATTCTTCGATGTATTCATTTGTATCGTAATAAATTGCCATGTTTTAAGTAAGTAGTTTTTTCTAATAAAATAAAACAGAAAAAGGTCTTTCAATTTTATAGATAGGAGGGTTTTCTTATACATAAAATTGAAAGGCTTTTTACCTTTTTCTTTTAAGGTATCAAAAGAAACACTAAGAAAATGGCGCTTAAAATTGAAAACATGTATGAACGATACGTTTGGAATGAGTGGTCCAGCGTTTTACGTAAACTCACTGAAAACAGAATTCGTGCACAGTTCTATCCACATAAAATGGATATCTTGGACGATATGACGAAGAAGTTTACAGTAGATCGTCGTGAACAAGTAAACTACACAAAAGCATTTGAACATATCTTTAGAATGGAAAAGATGCGATATAATGGAAGTAATGAAGATTATACTTCATGGGTAAAACAGACAAGGGAAATTGATGATTTCATACGTACATCATTCGCAAGTTACGTTAATGATGATGCCGTAGAAACATTTGTTGATAAACTAAAACAATTGCAAAAAAATCGTCTTGAAACATTGGTTGCTAAAATGCAAGTTCGCATTGAAAATAGTTACAGAGAAGAAGCAGCAGAAGGATTGTTGCTTTTACGCAAAAGAGAGAATCAGCTACGTGAAAAAGAAGCGAAAAAAGAAGCGAAAAAAGAAGCAAAAAAAGAAGAAAAACAAAATCCTCCAGTTCTAAGACGTTCCTCTAGAATTATGAAACAAAACAAGTAGAAAAATAAATGTAGTAAAATTTGTCTTATCATTTTAATTTAATTAAACTAACTAACCCCTTTTTTTATGTATATCCAAAAAAATCACTTAGAGTTCTATTATAGTTTACTTACATATGAACAATACACTATTTAATAGTAATTATGATAAACTAATCGAACCATTATATGGTATAAAAAGAAATATCGAAGAAGATAAACTATTATTACAAGATAATATAGTTCCTTCTATCTATAACATACTCGACCGTGTAGATATGACGAAACATACAGTATATAGCATTGATCCAGACGGTTGCGAAGATGCAGATGACGCGTTCAGTATATATGAAGAAAATGATAAATTATGGTTAGCAATTCATATAGCAGATCCAACCGAACATATTAATATTGATTCATCTTTATGGAAAAATATTGAACAAAATGTCGTAACCCGATATCCGTCTAACAAAAAACCTATTCATATGATGCCCAATGAAATAATGGAAAAAGCCAGTTTAATGGTCAACCAATATGGAGATATTAAATTAGCAATCACCATATTAACGGAAATAGATAAAGAAACCTATAGACCTATAGGGAAAGTGAAATTATTATTCACTAAAATAAAAGTTTCAAAAAAGAATGCATTAAGTTATATAAATGCGGGTAAAGAAATTGATTCCAATACTGTCTTATCAAATGGATTAAAAATAAGTAAATCATTGCAGAATATGAGAAGTCAAAAAACCAAAGGCGTCGTTTTAAATGAAATATCCCTTTCTTTTCCAAAATATGATAATGTTAACAATACTTCGTACCTATATTTAGACTCTGCTACAGAAATTTTAATGAAACAAATGATAGCAGAATTTGCTATATTTGCTAATTCATTTATTGGGGAATATTTAAAAATTAATTTTGACGGCACTGGAATGTATCGTATTTGTCCTGCGAAAGATTGGTTAAACACAGTATATTCCGAAATATCTGGACAAGAACTGTTAAACGAAATTATTGTGAATGGGATTAAAGCCGAATATATATCTACCGTAAGTCCTCACGATTTAGTAGGCGCACCTGAATATACTCACTTTACATCCCCTATTCGTCGATTATCAGATTGTGTATGTCACTATTTATTAAAATATATACATCTAAAAAACACTGTACCTGTACCATTTACAAATGATCAATTAATGAAATATTCAAATGATTGTGTTCGTTTAACCAAATCGATAAAAAATATTCAATATAAAGATACCAAATTTCGTATAATTCAAACAATGAATAATATGTTAATAAATAACGAACGTATTACTATACAATATTATGTAACCAGTTATACAGGTCTATATTTAAATATTATTATTTGCAATATCAATGAACACTCTGTGTATCTATCGTATACTTTACGCATTAGCGATTTACAAACAACATATGAGATTAAATTAGTAAAATCATTGGATATTACACGTGTGAATTGTATCGATAAATTTGATGAAAGTACTATACCCGAATTAGATAACATTTTTATCGCAAAATCAGTATAAAATTGAAACGTTTTTTATAGATCAAATGATTTATAAAAAACCCAACCCCGACTCTATTATGGAAAATTGTGATAGCTGCTGCAGTATTTGTTTCGAGTATCTTGACGAAAAACAGGCGTTTCAAAAGTGGAATTGTTCACATCGTTTTCACGAGAATTGTGTCCGACAGTGGAATAATGGATGTCCTATGTGTAGAACAAGAAGATTAATTGAATCTCAAATAGAAGAAATAGAAATTACATGGTCTATTTCAAGAAATCCCACTAATGTTTTAGACTTGGACAGAATGAAAAGTATGAACATCTATTTGGAAGATGATTTAATACCTATGTATAAAAATGTATGGAAAGATAGAGACTGTATTGACCAAAATCATAGTCTTTGGTTCTTTAAACCTTTTGCGGTTCTTTGTATATGCGAAAATTGTAATACTGTTCAATCATTTAATCGAATACACTAAATATAAAAAAAAAGATCACTTAAATCGTCTTTATTGGCGTTTTTCTTTTTTTTGATATAACTACCAATTAAAGGGCATTTTGAGTAAGTATATGTATATGATCCTTTATCTTCAGTATATGTAGAATTGGTCAATTTTGATGTACAAACAACCTTGGACAGTTCATCAGCACAATTTTCGTGCAAAGCATTCTCTCCAAACATCCACCAGTCATTGTACGTACGACGTTCAAACTCGCGTTTTGAAATTCCGATTTTTTTTGATTGTAATAAAGTCAAGTGATCACCTACTTGTTTTATATATTCTACGTAATTTTCAATCTTGGCCTTTTCATTCATAATTCCATAGGAAATTTGATGTTGCATTAATGTCGCTAAAGGTGTGATATATCTTTTGTCGCAAGATTGTAAAATTACAAAACCCATACTAATTGCTTTATGAGCAATACACGAAAGATTATATTTCTGAATTTCATATATTATTTTATTACCAGCATCTACAGAACCACCGTTTGTGTCCAAGAAAACATAAAGATCTGACTTTTTGTTTCGTTTATTTACTTCAAATACAAATTCTGTAGCAGATTTATCGTTTATTTCCCCACGTATCAAAAGTGTATTATCCGGATTTAATTCTATTTCTGTTTCTGTTTTTGTAACTGCACTACATTGATCAATGGAATAGATCAATAGTGGTGAAAAAAGGAGGGCTGTGAATAAAATGTTGAAATACATTATTAAATAAACGAGATAATATTATGCTTATACAAACTTAATAAATTTATGTTTAAATAAAAATAAGGAAAGTCCAAGAAGGGTATCTAAACCTAACGGAATCCACGCAAAACGCTGCTTTTTAAATAGATAAATAGAGGCGGCTAAATATAATACTCCATGCATCAATCGATAATTTGCCCACCAAGTTATACCTCCACCTTCTGGAGCATTTAAACGTCCATCTGTAAAATAAAGAAATAAAAAAGATGCACCAATTAAAAAAATTGGAATGCTATATATTTGCAACCATTTATAGGGTAAATAAATCGGTAATATTGCTAAAAGGGTTCTTACAGTTATACAACCCACTAAAAAATACAATATACGGTCGTTTTTTTCTAACATTTTATACAATAGTTCCCTATTTTATTTGTTTTTTTGATTTTGTAAAAGGTATGTCGGGAAACCACTTTAATGAAAGGTCGAATTTATATCGCATTTTCACAAAACAACGTAGACAAATAAATGTGTCTACGAGAGAATTGTGTAGGTTTCCTGGAACCATTTCAAATAAATGTTCATATAATTCTACCAATTTCGGACTTTTGTAGTATTTTTCTCCTTTACTATTTGTCATTTCTATCTTGCACAAATTTTTGCTACCATACATTGTACAATAATTAAACTTGTTGTTTTGCTTTTCAAATTCGCGATCAAATAAAATTCTCGTGTTTGGTTCTAGAAATTCCTTGTTTCTCTCTATTTCTACTTTGATCATTTGACGATCAAAATTAATATTATGTGCTACAATAATATCACATTCCATATACTCTTTACCAAATTCTCGTAATGCACGTTGAATCTGTATACCTTTATCACACATTTCTCGTGTAATTCCTGTAAGTTCGGTTATTTTTTTTGAAATTTCTATCTTTTGAGATACATTAATATACGTATTTCCCGATTTCACTACCTTCCAACCATCTGTATCAAATACAACAAAACTTAGTTGCAAGATATACGGATAATCTTCTATTTTTGCTTCCTCCTTGTTTTTTGGTAAGAGACCGGATGTCTCTACATCAAATACTAGGGCTCTTGATGTTTTCTTATTCATCTTTTTAATATTACTTGTGATTAATATTAAAAAAGTATTTCAATTTTATAGTTTAACAATTTGTGTTTCAGTTAAGGTATTTATGGTTCAGCATGTTTTTTATTTGCATTATTTCTAGATACAACTTCAACATTTGGTAGTTTCATACTACTTTTGTTTTTAATTAATTTATCTTCAGAACCTTTTTGTAATGTCTCTGCTAATACACCATTTGCGTAAATACCATAACGTTGGTTTTCACCATCTATCTCTAAATGATAAATGTTATAGATCTTCTTTTGTTTTTCTTCTTTGAATAAGTTGCTATAAGCAGCACCTAATACATATTTATCATCAATCTTTCCTGTGGAAACTTCTGAACGTCTGTTTTCGCAATAGTGATTTGACCAATCATCTACAAGCATTGAGTGACGACCCGTTACTAATAAATCATCGATCATACCACCTGTCTTTTTCATACGATACATCTTTAATGTATAATCATCACCTAGACCATTCAATGTAATTCTTGTTGTACCAATATATTTAATTGGTTTTGGACCATGTTTGTAGGTCTGTACAATATCACCTTCCTTTAATAAACAAATTGGTACATATTCTTCTTTACCATCTTTGATAGTTAAGATCTTTGTACTTGCATCGAAACAAGGACGGTCTTGGTTAAAGAACAATCCTAATGGTGTGTTTGAATCTAATTCGTAACCTGGTGCAGTAGGGAAGAAGTTTTCTTGGAATTTAGTTGCTCCCTTAAACATATCTGTGAACAGACAGTCTTCTTTAACGGTCCAGTAACGAATATTTTTATCAGCGTGTAATCTTTCACCAGCACCTGTGAAAGCGGTAGCATTTTCAAACATATTACTCATATCTGTAACATTAGAAACATTTAAATAACCTAATTCTTGGTTGAAACTAGAAGCATCTTTTAATAAACCTTTCATAGAAGTGATAGATGATGTATCAAGTTGTTGAAGAGGTTGATTGAAACTAGAAGCACCCTCGAGTAAATTATCGATACCGTAAGAAATGAAAGTATCCGGATCTGAGTTGACTACTCCATTTAATTTAATATCGCTAACTTCTACGAGATCACCACCGGCACCGGAGCCATATGCATCCCAGACAGAATCCTTTCTGAATCTGACCTCAAGAATATAATCATAGTCAGGTGTTTGGTCAATATCTAAAGATTTAAGAATAGCAGGTAACTGATCCGAAGTTACTTCTAGAATCGATGTAGTAGATTCTATAATAGTATTAACATCTATTTGTTTATCACTATTAAGTCCATTTACTTTATGCAAATCTACATAAACATAGTCAAAATCTTGTTCTGCTCTATATGAAATAGTACATGTTATTCTATCATTAGCTTTTCCAGAAATAAGCAATCTTGAATTGCAACTATTAAATTCGTTAGCGGCACCTTGTTCATCTGTTACATTCGCACCATTAGCTCTAAAAACACCATCCAGGTCAGTAAAACCATACTCTGCGTAGAAGCCTGTGTTTAATTGATCAATAATTATCGATGGGTCTGTTTTTATTGTCTTAGGGACTCCCACAGGAGGTGTCTTGATACTCAAATCACTTAATTCACTGTTAAAAGCAGTTGCTCCTTTTAATAATCTATCTAATTTAACTGCAGCAGGGAAAGTTAATTTTAATGGTTGATTAAATGAGGTAGCACCTTCTAATAATCCTTCTACTTTTTCTAAATTACTAGTATCTAATCCTTCTAATGATTTATTATAACTAGTAGCTCCTTTTAACATGTGTTTAACATTTGTTGTACTTGTACTAGGTAAACCTACAATAGATTTATTAAAGCTAGTAGCACCTTCTAACATAGATTCCATTGTTGTTACATTATCTGTAGCTAAACCAACAACGTCTCTATCGAAGTTTACAGCACCCTTTAACATATTTTTCATAGTTGTTACAGCTGTTGTATTTAACTTATCAGTATCTGAAAAGACGAGTAATTTATTGTAACTAACAGCGTCTTCAAGGAAACCTTCTAATGTAGTAACATTTGTTAAATCAAGTTTTGTTACAGGCATATTATAACTGCTAGCACCCTTTAACATATTTTTCATATTTGTAACATTAGTGGTAGTTATTTTTTCAATACATTCATTGAAACTAGTAGCACCTTCTAACAAACTTTCCATTGTTGTTACACTTGATGTATCTATTCCTTCAAAGCATTGATTGAAACTTGTACATCCCTTTAACATAGCAGTCATATTTGTAACATTACCAACATTGATATCTTTGATATTTTGGTTGAAACTAGTAGCACCTTCTAAGAAACTAGTCATATTTGTAACATTTGTAAAGTCAAATTTATCAAGTGATTTGTTGAAACTTGTACAATCTTTTAACATTGTAGATACATTGGAAGCAGTAGTAGGTAAACTCATTACATTTTTAACTATATCTGTTACTGTGGTAGTGGTTTCATTACCATTTTCATCTACTTCGGTAACTTCTCTATCTTCAGTAACTAATTCAGAAACAAGTTCTTGATTGAAACTAGTAGCGCCTTCTAATAAACCATATACAAATCTAGCAGAACGAAGATCCAATGTTAATGGTTGATTGAAACTAGTAGCACCAGATAAGAAATAAACGAAATCTTCTACATTTTTAGTATCAAGGTTAATAGGTTGATTGAAACTAGTAGCATTATATAACATATAGAACATATAACGAACATTTGTTAAATCGAGACTATCAATCGATTGATTGAATTTACTACAGCCGTAGAACATATTATCTACAGTAGTCACATTACGTGTATCAAAACTATCAATCGGTTGATTGAATTTTTCACAATCTATAAAGAAGGCACCTATATTAGTCATATTAGATGTATCAATACCATCAACCTGTTGATTAAATGATATGCAGTTTTCCAACACACCCCTCGCATTAGCATTTTCTCCAGTTGTTATTTCAATTCTATTATTAAAACTTCTACATGTCGACAAAAACCAATCTAAATCTGTACAAGATCCAAGAGATAATGTAATTGGTTGATTAAACATTGCCTGACGTAGATGCATTAACTTTACAGTTAGACATCTTGATAAATCAAATGGTGTATATGCTATTTTATTTTCACCTTCACCGAATTCTACACGTGTACCATTATTATAAGGTTGATTATAACTACCTGACACTTGAAAATCAGCTGATTCGTATGGTGTTGTATAGAGACCGTCCTCGCCGTATACACGTGCCCATTCATCTGGATCGGTTAAATATAATTCCAATTCTTCTTTTTCCCAATTAAATATAGGTGTTTTTTCTCTTATTGAGTACGGTAATACAAAATTTTGGTATATACCAACCATATACTCGAGGTTGGTAACTAATTCTGTATTCCAAAGTAATGGTTTTGATGATTCACCTGGTAAGTCACCATTATTAAAGTATTCACAATATGCGAATGTTCGTCGCATAGTTGTAACACTACTTGTATTAAATGATGTATAGGTTTTTCCACCAACGGTTACATCTTTGGTAGATACGTTTTGATTAAATCTACGAGATTGTCTAAATAAATAGCTCATATCAGTACAACTTTTAGTATCCCATAAAAGAGGTTTATTTGATAAACCAGCTTCTTCACCATTGTTAAAATCACCCTTTCCATGACTGAATTGATCCACGTCGGCACCATTCCATAGTGTTGCTATACTCATATTTAACATATTAGCCATAGTTTGTACACTTGATACATCCCAAGCATTATATTGTGTTTCTAATCCTTCATCGACAACCTTTGTAGAAATGTCTCTATTAAATTTAAATGCTCCATAGAACATACCACTCATATCAGTTACACTGCTAGTATTCCATTTGCTAATATCACCATTGAAATTTTCTGCACTTTCAAACAAACCACTCATATCTTCAACACTTGATACATCCCAATTACTAATATCACCGTCAAAATTGGTACAACCATTAAATAAGTTGCTCATATCTGTTACTTTCGATACATCCCATTTACTTAAATCTTCGTTAAAATCGGTTCTACCGGCAAACAATCCATTGAGATCTGTAAGTTCACCTAATTTCCAATAATTTAAAACACCACGTTCACGAAGTGTATTATTGAATGGAGTAGCAATATATGATGCTGTTTCAGTAGATAAGCTAGCTTGTTCAACTGTTGTATATTGATTTTTCAATACAATATCACCGATAAGACCATTACTTTTTTGTAATCCTAATAAACCATTGCCTACATATGCAAAGTGATTTAAGTAGTCGGTCAATATTATATCATTATACGTCTCATAAAGTTCTTGTTCTCGAGTCCATTCTGAAGAACCATAATTCGCTTGATACCTAATCATCGCCCATATTTCGTTACACATTTGCTGTTGTGTTAACCCAAGTGTGTATGCATTATCATTGGTCGATATCATATAACCATCATAATATTTATTTCCTTCGAAGGGGCTACGCTGGGGGGTTTTACCGTCATGGTCGAACCAACCAAGAGCATACGTTAGCATATTAATATTGGTGTAACTATTAAGTTTCTTCCAGAATGGAACGTCGGCACTGTCGATTCCTCCTTCTGTACTACATAATTCACTTACACTATATTTATCTACTTCAGAAACGCTCTTTAATACTAATTGTCCGTATTCTTTTCCTTCTTGAAGTTCTTTTACAACAACTGATAATTCATTTCCATCCTCATCAACTTGAGGTTGACGTGTTACCATATATGCTACACCGTCTTTGCGATAGTTCCATAAAAAGGTTGTACCTTCAAGGTGATTAGGAACAAATTTCATTTCTTTATTTAAATAGTAGTCTTCTACATCGCGAATATCTCGAACCATATTTACAGGTGTAGAAATAACATATTTTGATTTTTCTTCTTCTACAGGAACAGTTTCTACATTAACCATAAAATATGTTTCAGTAGCGTCATCGAAATACTTATCATCTTGAATACGTACATTAGAAAGTTTAACAGCTACATCCTTTGTTGTTAATGTCATAGATATTTCTTCTACATTGTGCGTTGGTAAATTATCTAAAAGTGAAATAGTAGCTTCACCTGTTTGAGTCGAAGTACCAATAATTTCACTATAGAACTTTATCTTTTCAGTACCTTCAGGTTGGTTTAACGCAAAAGATATATCTACTCGTACTGGAACTCCGTCTTCTGTTAAAGGTACTTCATAATCAAATACTATATTACCTTGTCCTTTTGTGAAAGTTAAAGGATAGATAGGATTTATAGGATTACCAAATACATCTGTTCCTTCACTATGAACAAATTTAGCATCATTACCAGCATTAGAAGGTATCATAAATGTATTTTCTTGTTGATTATATACAGCTCCGTCTTTTGCATCATACAAATTAAGAGTAGTTTCTTCTTGTACAAATACTGTATTATAAAGAATAGTACTCTTATTTTCACCGGTTTCCATATTAATATAGTAATTACCAATCACATCTCTCAAAGTAGTTGTATTAGTCATTGGTAAATTTAATATTTCATTTGATAAAGCTACATGTTGTGAGCTATCTAATGATTTTAAGTTATTTAATCCATTATCTAAACCATCAGGTTTTGGATTAGCAATAGCTGAATCAGATTCAAGATATAATCCATCAACAACTGTTTTGTTTACAAAATCAGGATTAATAACACGTAAAGCAATGTTTTTACTAACAATCTCACCACTAACATCTTGTTGAACTGTTCTTTTAATATTGCTTACAGTTGCAATACTATCATTATTTACCGTAGTATTAAACCAAGGGAAAAATACCAGTTTGGTGTATGTAAGTGACGTTAGTGTAAAATCATAGGTTAATGTTTCTTTACCGGTACCATTATGTGTTGCTTCTAGTTCAGTATAATTATCTGAGTTGTCAGGGTCTTCTAATTTACACAGAAATGTACCTGGAACATTTGTAGAAACATCAATCGTAATTATTTTAGAATCATTAGCAGAAAATGGTAAAAAGTTAGTTTGGGTTAAAGTAGATCCTGCCCAGACTTCATCTACAGGTTGTTTAATCATCTTGAGCGCTCCGTCAGGAAGGTCGGTAGCGGACAAGCCGCCAAACGGCTCGGTATTGGTAATTTCAGCGGTAATTTCGACATCAACTATTGTTGTATCTACTTCATATTTCTTAGTATCTTTGTTATAAACAAATGGTTTTGAACTAAATTGAGAAGTAGATGATGTAATGACTTGATCTTTATGATTTTTAATTATGGCTTCTCTCTCTGCAACTTCGCCCAGATACTGTAATTTATAAACAAGTGTATTTGTATATGGTCCATTAGTAGCAACAGTACCATCCTCTTTAACATATTCAGGAAAAGTCATTTGATATATTATTTTTGATTCACCGTTATCTTGTTCAGGAAGAGAAAACCATATGGTATAAAGAACGCTTACATTTTCAAGAGTTGTTGTACCATTTAACTTATATGCCTTTTGACCATTAAATAATGATTTTTCTGTTTCAGTCAATTCAAGAAATTCTATATTTGATAATTCTAATCTTCCTGTTGAAGGTACGTCATTTGCAGGTGTTAAAATATCAGGTAATTCTTTAGAATAGAAAGCTGCTGATGTCGCAGAACCTAAACCATCTTGCTTAAAAATATCCATTGCTAATTCAACACTTCTTGTTGTTTCATCCTCTCCATAAACAATATTTTTATCAACTAATATACAATCAATAGAATCTAACTTATATGCACTATGTTTAATTTGATGGGAAGGCAAATCTCTTACATTACCTGATCTTGCATCATCGAAAGACATTGGACCAGCACCAGGACCAGCACCATTAATAGGATCCAAATCCTCTAAGTTTCTACCGAAGTTTTTCCACCAGTCTGGATTATTTAAAAATCCGTTTGATCCATAATCTTCTAAGTCAACATGGAAATAGGAGTTGGCTTGATTATTTAGAAGTTGAGTGTTAACTAAATTCCATGAACGAATATCAAAGTCTATAGGAGCAGTGTCTTCAGGCATAGCGTTATAAAAAACCAAACTCGCGTGTTTTACATTACTTACATCCCAAGCAGTACGTGTCTTTGCCGTTCCATCTTCATTTGTATCAATAGTACCATCTTCTTTCAATAAAGGAACTTGTTTTGTAGAAATATCTTGATTAAATTTCGGATTACGGGCAAACATCCATGAAATAGATATAGCACTAGAAGTATCCCAGTCTCCAATATATTGATTAAAACTTGATGCTATATAGAACATAGAGTTAAAAAATCGTACACTTGATACATCCCAATCACCAATAGGTTGGTTAAAGGCTTCAGCTAAATTGAACATATTCACCATTATATCTACACTTGATACATCCCAATCACCAATAGGTTGGTTGAAAGCAGTGGCAGCATCGAACATATACGCCATATTTGTAACACTTGATACATCCCAATCACCAATCGGTTGATTGAAGGCAGCGGCACCAAGGAACATACTACGCATATTAGTGACCTGGGACACATCCCAACCACCAATATCCTGGTTGAAGGCAGCGGCGTTATAGAACATTTCACGCATATTTGTGACCGGGGACACATTCCATTGCCCGATATCTTGGTTGAAGGCAGCGGCACCAGAGAACATACCTTGCATATTTGTGACCTGGGACACATCCCATTGCCCGATATCCTGGTTGAAAGCAGCGGCACCATTGAACATATAACCCATACCAGCACCACTTACACTAGATACATCCCATGACCCGATGTCTTGATTGAAGGAACTGGCAACCTCGAACATAGCATACATAGTTGTGACCTGGGACACATCCCAATCACCAATATCAGCATTAAATTGAGGACGATCTTTAAACAAACGACTCATATCTGTAATAGGTGTTGTGTATAATTCTTCAATTGGACCATAAACATTTTCGAATTGGCTAATATCAGCTGGTACAGTTGTTGTTTTTTCTTTCTTTACTAATTTTCCAGAAGCATCTTGTTCATATGTTACTTCAACTGTTGTTACAGGGTATGCATATTGTTCATATAAATCAATTGCAGCTACTAGATCAGCTTTATCATGGATGAAAAATCTATTGTCGATTTCTGTTAAACCATAACGAGCTTGTAATTTTGTAGCACGAATAATCATATCTTCTAAATTTGCAGTATCTGGTACTAACCAACCACGAATTTCAACATCTAAATTTTCAGCACCATCAAACATATAACTCATATCAGTTACAGCTTGGGATAATTCCCATTTATTAATAGATTTATTGAAACTTTTAGCACCTGAAAACATACTTTTGAAAGTTGTAACATTTGATACATTCCAATCAGAAATATCTTCGTTAAATTCTTCTTTTTCTCTAAATAGTTCATTCATATCAGTTACGTCACGGGTAAGCCAATATTTGATTTTACCATATTTTTCGATAGTATCGGCTTTTTTTTCTGCATCAAAATAATCGGCAATTACTGAGCGAATAGTAGTATTAGTTAATGAAATGAAAAATTCTTCTTGCGGTGTTGTAGAGATACCAAATTTGTTAATGAAAGCCGTAGCACCTAAGAACATATTAGTAGCATTAAGATTAGTAAAATTAAGAGTCTGATTTTTACGTATATCAAAATCGAAAGTTTGGGCACCTTGAAACATATAATCAGCATTTGTTAAGCTAGATACATCCCATCTATTGAAATTGTTTTGAACTTCCGAATAAAGAAATTCATCTACATTTTCGGCAATAGGTTCGTCGAAATTATCTCCTTTATAATGAATAATAGTAGTTAGGGTTGCAGGATAGGGGATGGACATTCCGTACGCTGGGCCAAAATTGTATACCGCATTATACACAATAGTTGTGATTTTTTCACCACCGATTTCTTCTTCAATTGCGATTAATCCGTTATCACTACTAGAAAAAATGGTATTATATAGTTTGGGAACGCCGAGTACGCCCATACCCGCATCTATTTCAGCAATAAGTTCATCAGCATTACTTGGTACAGATGCTTTTATTTGAACTTGTTTATCATCATTATCATATAACCCCATAGCATTATCAAATACTTTTCCATTATTGTCTGCAAATGTAATATTTTTAATAGATCTTCCTGGGTAAATAACATTTATTATATTATTTCCGTCTTCGTCTACAACAACATTGCCATCTTCATCTACAACATTCTCAGTAAGTCTAGGCATGGTAACGGTGCTATTTTTCTTAACCATAGATTCTGATTTCAATTCTTGGTTAAATGCTTTAGCATTAGCAAACATACTTTCAGCACTAGTAACTCCACTTGTATTCCAACGAGTGATATCTTCATTAAAATTTTCTTTATTTCTAAATAAATTGTCCATATTTGTAACTGAGCCTGTATCTAAATATTTGAGTGAAGAACCGTATTTTTTAATAGCAGATTCTTTCTCCTCGGGTGTTCCAAACCATAAATCAACAACCTCTTGTAATTCTTCATTAGATAATTGTTTAAAACAGTCATCAATTGAATCAGGTAATGTTTGTTGGTCTGTGTCTTGAATAACCACTTTTGTTTTTTTTATAGCATTTTTTAAATGTGTCTTAGTTACCTTTGATAATGTAACATTATTCAATGCTTCTTGTATTTTTACTTGTTTTTCTTCTTCGGATAAACCTTGTAAAGATTCTTGAAACTGCTGGTGTTTTTTCAATAATTCTTCTTCACGTTGTTTTGCGTGTTTTTCTTCATCTTCAATAGAACATATTTCTGGTTCGATAACATTTAATTCACCCATTTTACTGGTTTTATGTAACGCATTTTTTGAAAACTCTGCAAGATCAAAGTCGTCAGGAAGGTTAGGTAAAGTAGGATTAGACATCACCTTATGAAATAATATTATATTTTCCTAAACACAAATTATTTAACATAAATAACTATTTGTTTATGTTAAATCTAACGGCTTTAAATATTTATCAAAGGAACTTGTTAGCTATAAATAAAATACGTTTTATATTTTTTTGTTTATTTTTTTTAATTTATCTTGAGAACCCTTTTGTAATGATTCTGCTAATACACCATTTGCGTAAATACCATAACGTTGGTTTTCACCATCTATCTCTAAATGATAAATGTTATAGATCTTCTTTTGTTTTTCTTCTTTGAATACCTTACTAAATGCAGCACCTAATACATATTTATCATCAATCTTTCCTTTGGAAACTTCTGTGCGTCTCTTTTCACAATAATGATTTGACCAATCATCTACAAGCATAGCATGACGACCTGTTACTAATAAATCACCGGTCATTTCACCTGTTTTCTTCATACGATACATCTTTCTTGTGTAATCATCACCTGGACCGTTCAATGTAATTCTTGTTGTACCAATATATTTAATTGGTTTTTGACCGTGTTTGTATGTCTGTACAAGATCACCCTCCTTTAATAAACAAATTGGTACATATTCTTCTTTACCATCTTTGATTGCTAAGATCTTTGTACTAGCATCGAAACAAGGACGGTCTTGGTTAAAGAATAATCCCAATGGGGTATCTTGGTCTTCTTCATAACCTGGTGCAGTAGGGAAGAAATTTTCTTGGAATTTGGTTGCTCCCTTAAACATGTCTGTGAACAGACAGTCTTCTTTAACGGTCCAGTAACGAATATTTTTATCAGCGTGTAATCTTTCACCAGCACCTGTGAAAGCGGTAGCATTTTCAAACATATTACTCATGTCTTCAACATTAGAAACATCTAAGTAACCTAATTCTTGGTTGAAACTAGAAGCGTCTTTTAATAAACCTTTCATAGAAGGGATTGAAGAAGTATCAAGTTGTTGAAGAGGTTGATTGAAACTAGAAGCACCTTCTAGTAAATTATCTATTGAATTACCGACAATTGTTAAACCAGTTGTAGTAGTTGTTTGTTTTGCATAGAACAAATTATCAATATCCTTAACTTCAAAAGTTATATTTCTATCATCTGCATCTAATAGTTTTTCCATCATTGAACTTTCGAAAAGGTTGTTTTCTTGCATAATAAATACTACTACACTATCACTATCTAAATAGTCATCTGGAATAGACGCTGTTTGAGTTGTTCCAAAATATGTTGAATCCAGCATATCCCCGCGCGTATTGTGGATTTCTTCACCAAAACGATATGTACCATTTGAATCACGTTTATATACAACTAAATGAATCTCTTTATTATACCAACTCGTCTCTTGCATAAATTCATCACTAAGGATTTTATCACCTTTTACAGTAAATGTAATAGTATTAGACTTGAATGGTCCGTGAATCATGGCTGCATCTAAGAACATATTGGCTACTGTATAAAGCCACGGGTTACCAAGAGCACCACGGCCATTTTTTTTAGTAGTTAACTGTAAATTGGTAGTATCACCATGTTTTACAATACTACCATGCATATTTTTAATATTACTTGTGAAGCTCGGAACGAACTCTTTGTTTCTTACAGACCACGTACTACCTAGAATATGTGAGATATCTGATCCAGATATGTCGGTATTGTATGGTTTGAAATGATGATATTCATCTACATTATGGTCAGTAGGTGCAAGCAAATTCATTTCCCCGATAGCAACATTTGTAAATAAACCTCTATTTGTGCTTTGAATGTTGATATTATCACTTAAATAATCAATTGTACCATCGCCGTTTACATCGTCATTAAATACCTTTTGTCCAATTGTTTTTTCTCCTTCAAATAGAACCATATCACTTAATTCACTGTTAAAAGCAGTTGCTCCTTTTAATAATCCTTTTAATGAAATAGCAGCAGGGAAAGTTAATTTTAATGGTTGATTAAATGAGGTAGCACCTTCTAATAATCCTCTTACGTCTTCTAAATTACTAGTATTTAATCCTTCTAATGATTTATTATAACTAGTAGCTCCTTTTAACATGTGTATAACATTTATTGTACTTGTACCAGGTAAACCTACGATAGATTTATTAAAGCTAGTAGCACCTTCTAACATAGATTTCATTATTGTTACATTATCTGTAGCTAAACCAACTACTTCTTGGTTAAAGTTTTTAGTACCTTTTAACATATTTTTCATACTTGTTACAGCTGCTGTATTTAATTTATCAGTATCTGAAAAGATGAGTCTTTTATTATAACTAACAGCATCTTCAAGGAAACCTTCTAATGTAGTAACATTTGTTAAATCAAGTTTTGTTAATGGTTTATTATAACTGCTAGCACCCTTTAACATATTTTTCATAGTTGTAACATTAGCAGTATTCATTTTTTCAATAGAACTATTAAATCCAGTAGCACCTTCTAACAAACTTTCCATTGTTGTTACATTTGATGTATCTAAACCATCTAGTGACTTATTGAAACTTGTGCATCCCTTTAACATAGCAGTCATATCTGTAACATTACCAACATTGATATCTTTGATACCTTGGTTGAAACTAGTAGCACCTTCTAAGAAACTAGTCATATTTGTAACATTTGTAAAGTCAAATTTATCAAGTGATTTGTTGAAACTTGTACAATCTTTTAACATTGAAGATACATCGGAAGCAGTAGTAGTAGGTAAACTCATTTTATTTGAAACAATTACTGTATTACCATTTTCATCTAGTTCAGTAACTAATTCAGAAACAATTTCTTGATTGAAACTAGTAGCGCCTTCTAATAAACCTTCTACAGTTGTAGCAGAACGAAGATCCAATGTTAATGGTTGATTGAAACTAGTAGCACCTTTTAAGAAACCTCTGAAATACTGTACATTTTTAGTATCAAGGTTAATAGGTTGGTTGAAACTTATAGCATATTCCATCATTCTTTCTATACGTGTTAAATTTGGTAAATCAGATTGATTAATAGGTTGATTGAATTTATACGCACACTGCAGGAATTCATCCAAATTCGTCGCATTACCTAAATCAAGACTATCAATAGATTGGTTAAATTCGAATAATCCAGATAAGAATTGAGTAAAATTTGTACCCTTCGATGTATTAATATCATCAAGAGGTAGATTGAAACTACTATTTCCGCGAATAACACCAGTGAAGTTTGCATTATCAGCAGTTGATGATATTTTAACAGTATTATTAAAACTTCTCATATATGAGAAAGCGTAAATGAAGTTGTTACAAGATCCAAGAGATAATGTAATTGGTTGATTAAAAAATCCTTGGTAATGCATCATTGCAAACACGGTGGTACATCTTGATAAATCAAATGGTGTATATGCTATTTTATTTTCACCTTCTCCAAATTCTACGCGTGTACCATTGTTAAATGGCTGATTATAAGCACCAGTAAGCAAATAATCGGCATCTTCTTCGTTATATTCCTTCAAAGGCCCTTTTTCGAATAAGAGCAATGGAAGTGTTTTTCTTACTTCATATGGAAGTAGATATGATTTTACCTCCTCCGGTATCTCTAAGTATATGATGAACGCTCTTTCAAATGTGGTAACTAATTCTGTATTCCAATTTAATGGTTTTGATGATCCACCTGGTACATCACCATTATTAAAATGATAACAATCAGAGAAGGTAGAATAACAATTCGTTACCTTACTAGTATCAAATGATATATATGATTTTTCACCGACTGTTACATATTTTGTAGAAATATTTTGATTAAAACTAAAACATCTATAAAAGGTGTAATATAATGATTCAACTCCAGATATATTCCATAATAAAGGTTTATTTGATTCACCTATTAAATCACCATTATTAAAGTCAAAAGCGCGATAAAACATGTACCTTATATCTGTGACTTTAGACATATCCCATGCATTATATTGTGTATCTAAACCTTCGTTAACAACCTTTGTAGAAATATCCTGATTGAATGCATTTGCTTCTTGAAACATATAATACATAGTAGTCACATTCGATACATCCCATTGGGAGATATCTTGGTTGAATGATCTAGCTGCATAAAACATACCTTCCATATCAGTAACACGAGACACATCCCATGACCCGATGGGTTGGTTGAAAGTAGCGGCACCAGAGAACATCTGACGCATATCAGTCACATTAGACACATTCCAACTTCCTATAGGTGAGTTAAATTCAGTTCTAAAATAGAATAGCTGACTCATATCAGTAACACGAGACACATCCCAATTATTAATAAGACCATATTTTAGGTTTGTACTGTATCGATCACTTTCGTGTAAATCGATTAAAGCTAATAATGCGGATTTATTGTTAATATCGTTTCCGAAATATTCTTTTTGCATATTAGGGATAATAATACCATTATTTTTAGCTAATAGTGAATTCTCAGGTTGTGTAACCATTTGTCCTAATGGTCCACTACTATCATCAAGAGAGTAATCATAAAAATTCATAGTACTATAAACAGCTTGTGCCTTAAGTGGACTACAATCGATGTAAAAGTTATCTTCATCTACTAAATGATTACTAATACTTACTACAGATAATCTTAGTGGGCGTGAAAGAATACTGGTATCTACAATTCTTGTTTCACTTAAATGTAAACCATATGATATTCCATTTTCTTGAGAATAACTACATAATTGTGATACGGATAAAGTATCCACCTCTGTTTCGGAACGAAGAGTCCATACTCCTTCTTCTCTATAAAGAACAGATAAAGTTTCAACATATACGTCTTCTTCATCAAAAATATCTTGTGGTTCAGTAATAACATAATAAGGAATACCGTCATCACGACGTTTTACATTAAACTCGGCTAATTCGAAATCTTCATCTGTACCATAAGAATAATCAGATACAACATTTACTCTATGAGATAATGGTTTCATTAAATATTGTTTGGTAACTGTTGATACTTCAGCATCTTCTGTAGCGAATATTTGATAACACACTCTTTGTTTCAATTCTTCGTCTTTCATATAATCAAACATTTTAACAAAATCACTCTTTGCACCTACACTTACGAATTGTGTTACTTTAACACTATCATAGTCAAGCTCCCCTGTATATATTGTTGTACTTGAAAATTTAACACAATCATCACCTAATACGTCTTTTACTGTTTTTGTTAAGTTTTCATCGGAAGCATTTTCTTCACCCTTTTGAACAGTACCAATATCTTGATAAGAATATAGTTTGATATCTAAATCATCTGAAGTTGGTGTAGATTTTACAAATCCACTATCCATAAGAGATGTTTGAAATTTATCATTGGAAAATCCAGTAACAACATCCATATCATCTTCTTTTGGATTTACAATCAACATATGGTTTTTATTTACAGAATTGTAAGAAGAATGTTGATATCCAGAAACAGTTTCACTAACATCTTCTGGGGTGTATACATATGACCATGTTTTTGTTTTTACGTTATCCTCAAAATCTGTAAGCAAAGATTGTTTTAATACTTGTTTGTTTACGTTTTTGGAAATTTTAAAATCAGGCAAGGTTGTTGAATCGATTGAACCTGAAAAAACCGATTTTATATTTGTTTCTTGAAGACTACCAGGTTTATCCGTTCTTCTTGGCGTTAATTTATATGAAATTGTACCATCTTCATTATTACTAGCAATTAAATATCTTGGACCAAATTGTGTATTAATTAAATAACCATACCTTCTAGTAGTACCGCTACTACTAGAATATGAATATTGTTTATAAAAAGTAGCTCTACTACCACTAGTAGTAGTTTTTATATCATTAATCAGATAGCCATCTTCATCCAATTCTTCTTTCTCAACATAATCGTTTAATGTAAAATACTCTGTTTCTCCTTCGAGATTAGTAAAAGATAAATTACATTGTTCAAATTCATTTCCAATATTAGTAGGATCAACAACACCAGCAAGATTTATGTTCAAACCTAACTCAGTATTAAATTGTAAATTCCATTTAGATATATCGAAATCGATCTTCATATCTTTATCTAGATAAACACCCTCGGTTGTTGTATAATTTTTATAATTTCTAAAAACTTCTGAACATTGTTTTACTTTAGACATGTCCCAAGCGGTGTATGTTAAAATTTCATCATTATCATTTGTAGAAGGTGTTCCATCTTCATTCAAAATTTGTATTTCTTTTGTTGAAATATCTTGGTTGAAATCAGTAGCAAATGCAAACATTTCTGTTATTGTGTTTAAACTATCGGTTCTCCATTTTGAAATATCTTGGTTGAAATCAGTAGCCATAAAAAACATACCATCCATATTCTTGACGTTTGATACATCCCAAGAACCAATATCAGCATTAAATCTATGGGCTTTCCAAAACATTCTATTCATATAATCTACGTTGCTAGTATCCCACGCAATATAACTAGATGTAACACCATTTTCTGTTTGAAATTCAACTACTTTTCTTGATATATCCTGGTTGAAGGCAGCGGCACCCCAGAACATATACGCCATACGCGTGACCTGGGACACATTCCATTGCCCGATCGCCTGGTTGAAGGCAGCGGCACCCCTGAACATACTAGCCATATTTGTGACCTGGGACACATTCCATTGCCCGATATCCTGGTTGAAGGCAGCGGCACCATGGAACATATTAAGCATATCAGTGACCTGGGACACATTCCATTGCCCGATCGCCTGGTTGAAGGCAGCGGCAACATAGAACATAGAATTCATATCTGTGACCTGGGTCACATTCCATTGCCCGATATCCTGGTTAAAGGCAGCGGCATTCATGAACATACCACGCATATCAGTGACCCGGGACACATTCCATTGCCCGATATTCTGGTTGAAGGCAGCGGCAATATAGAACATATAACGCATAGTTATGACCTGGGACACATCCCATTGCCCGATCGCCTGGTTGAAGGCAGCGGCACGATTGAACATACTACGCATATTTGTGACCTGGGACACATCCCAATCACCGATATCCTGGTTGAAGACAGAGGCACCCAAGAACATACCATACATACTAGTCACATTAGACACATCCCAAGCACTGATATCAGCATTAAATTTACTTCTAAAATAGAATAGGAAAGACATATCTGTAACTGTATTTGTATATAACTTTTCAATTGGACCATATAAAGCTTCAAATGAAGAAACATCTCCAACTACTTGAGTTTCATTACCTTCATCATCTACAACGACTCTATCGTAAGCGACAGATTCATATAAATCAATTGCAGCTAACAAATCAGATCTGTTGTAAATGAAAAAGACATTTGTTAGTTCTGTTAATCCATAGCGAGCTTGAAGTTTTGTAGCACCATATATTATACCTTCCAATTCAGTTGCTGTAGGCAATCTCCAACCACGAATTTCTACATCTAAACTCGCAGCACCGTCAAACATATATTTCATATTAATTGGACCGGTTTCTTTAATTGTCCATTTGTTAATAGGTTTGTTAAAATTAGTAGCTCCTGAAAACATGTTTTCAAAATTAGAAACATTGGATACATCCCAACCTTCAATTTCTTCATTAAAATCAGATTTCCCTCTAAATAGACCGTTCATATCAGATACATCCACAGTAAACCAATGTTTGATTTTACCGTGTTTTTGTAATAATTCAGCTTTTTTGTCTGCATCGAAAAAATCAGCAATTGCTAAGCGAATGGTAGTATCAGTTAATGAAGTGAAAAATTCAGATTGTGGTGTTGCAGAGATACCATATTTATCTAAAAAGGCAGTAGCACCATCGAACATATCTGTTAAATCAACAGTGTCTCTTAATTGACTACGTATCTCTTTGTCGAAATCTGTCGCATTTTTAAACATATAAGACATATCAGTAACGCTATCTGTATTCCATGTTTCATATGTCTCTTCATCAGAAGTAGAGGTTAAATAGCTACTATAAATTGGTTCGACTGTAGTAATCTCAAATGTACCATCTTGACTTGATACACTTATTTGTCCATAACCACCTGTTATATCTAATGAATTAATAATAGTACCATAATTTTCAAAGGTAACACCTTGTGGTAAAGCGAAATCTGGAATTATTGTTAGTAAATATTCTTCTAATGAAATAATTGGTAATCCAGCTTCTTGACGTAGAGTATTAACTTCAGCTAATTGTCCTTGAAATATAGCAAGAATACCGTCAATAACAACAATAGCCAAGTTTTTAAGGGTTGCTACTAAAACATCTTTAAAATCTACACGTATTTCACTAACAACATTACCCTCGCTATCAGGATATGATACAACAATTGCACGGAATAATGCGTCTAATTCAAAATCGTATGTAATATTTAATGCCACTTTTAATTGAGTAATCAATAAGTCCTCGTCTAAAATATCATTTTCACGTGCTAAATCTAAAATACTTTGTGGAAATACATTTGTTAATAATGGGAATACAGCTGTAAATACATCTTTAAAAATAATTTCATCACTATGTAATGTACTCCAAGAAGTGTTTTCAACAGGATAAAAAACTCCTTCGGTATTAGCAACAGAAAGACGTACGTTTTTAATATCACTAAATAAATCTTCCTTCTCATCATTATCACCATCTCCTACTTCACCCTGTAAAAAGGTATCTATTTCTAAACGCTTGGCTGGTACTAAAACAGCTCCTGTATCTATATCTAGTTTTGCTGGTAATATAACGTGTTCAGCGGTTTTATATGTGAAATCTTTTTTATCAATAGATTGGTTAAATTTAGATGCATCATAAAACATTTCACTCATATTTTGTACTTGACTTGTATTCCAGTAAAGTTTTTCATTAAAATCATTCTTACTTTTAAATAAACGAGACATATCGGTTATAGCATCGGTTTTCCAGTATTTAATATCACCGTATGTCGCAACCGCCTTATCGTTATCACTAAACCATAAATTTACAGCGGTTTTTAATTCAGCATTGGTAGCAGGTGCAAATCGCCCACCTACTGGTGCGAAAATATCAGATCGTGTAAATGTTGTTGGGAATTTATTGCCGATTTTCTCATCTAACTTATTTTCATTATCAACCTCAGATTGCTCTAACATTTGTTTCTTTGTTTCTTCGTCAACTACAGGTAATGGATTTGATTTAATTTCAACTTTTGTTGTTTTTTTAACATTTTTTTTAGGTAAATCCTTAACGTCACCTTTAAATTCAGAATCGTGCAACATAACTTGATGTTGTTTTTCAGAAACTTCTTCTAAAAGTTCATCAAAAACGCGGGTAACAGACAACTTCTTAGGCATGCCTTATGAAAAATAACTATAAAATAAATAATACAAAAATTAATAGTTGGTATTATTTTAAATACATAACTATGGTACTCTATATATATCTGTTTTCTTCGACATCGATATGTTTTCTTCTTTTTCTAAAGAATCCTTTTTTAAAAACTTTGGTAGTGTTATATTTTTAACAATTACTTCTATACCATTTATGAAAATAGTATCTCGATTCTCACTATCAATATTATCTTCTAATTGAATAGTGTATGTTCTATAATGACGTTTTTGTCTATCTTGAATTGCGAATTTTGCCTCCTTTATATTTACAAATTCATTATTCTCTAATATAGAACAACCTTTTTCGAGTAATATATCGTCTATCATATTGTCTCTTTTTTTTATTCTGTAAATTTCTAATCCTTTTTTATTATTTACTCTATAATCTCTAAAATAAATAGATTCTATTTTTTTTAATCCTTTTTCTCGAACTGCAATATAATCTCCTTCCTTTAAACAGCATATTGCCTTATATACCAATTTATCATTTACACTTGATAATACTTTGCATGATGAATCTATTCCGCTCATTATATAAAAACTATTATATTTTATTCTACACGATATTTTTGGTAGATTTTATATAATTCGTCATCATTTTCAGATTTGGCGGCTTCAATTGATTCATTATAATATGAAAATGGTATATCTAGTTTTTTATCTTGGACAGACAATTGTTTAAATTTCTTTTTATATATATCAAAGTCACAGCTTTCAAAATGATGAACAACCAGTTTTTTTAATTTTCGACCTCCATTTTTCTCTAAAGTAGATTTCATTCTATGTGGACCTATTGCACGCACATCATTTGCTACTCTTCCTCCTCCTTTTCCGTTAGCATAACTCACGCAGCTACCTAATTTTTTATCGCAATCCGCCATTTTTGAAGCATCAAAACAACTGTCTTCTTTTTTTGGTACACGACTAAACTTGGCCTCTTTGTTTACCATCCAAAATGTACGCACTTCTTCTGGTAAATCTTGGACTTCGCTTAAATCTCCATGCAATAATTCATCTCCATCTATATGAATCAACCATTTTATACCATTACCATCTGTTTCTGCTTTTTGTAATACTTCGTTTACCCATTTGTTTTGACGTACTTGTTTTTCATCGTATTCATTTACACCTGTTGGTTGTCCAAGTTGTAATGTAACATCCTCTCTTTTTTCTAAATATTCTTGCAATTCAGGGGTTTCCTCTAAACGAATGTAAAAATGTTTGATTCCCATATCTTTATGCGTTTTTAACCATGTTTCTATATTTTTGGGGTCTTTTATCATAGATACTATCCCAATATTTGTATTTTTGTCGAATAAATCTCCTATAAATTGTTCTTTAGGCAATTTAGAACTTTTCCACTTTAAATATCGGACAATTGTTACATAAAATGTGTAACACGTAATTAACATTAATATTACAGTTGCTAATTTAATCCAAAAGGTATAATTTTTACTTCTTGAAAAAGATACCATACTTAACATATCTCGATAAATAATTTATTGCTATTATATATAATTTATTAAAAAATGAGTAGTATAATACCAAGTATGCCTAGTATGCCTAGTAGGCCTATGAATATGGGACTAGCGGACGGAAATCTAGCTAGTCGATTTTCTAATTTAAGTAAAGCAAAACAAGCGGAGGTCAAAAATGCTATCAAATTTACTGGAAAAATAAATACTGAAACTATTGGTAATCTTGACCCAACCGTCCGTAACACATTAAAAGAAAAAATTGGTGAAGTTGAACAAGAAGAAGCAAACGCTAAACGTCAAGGCGAAATACAATCAGTAAAAGACAAGGGTATGGGAGACGATGAGTTAGAAGGTGGAAACAGATTGATTTTTATTGGAACAGGCAGTGGTGGTAGTAGTGGCGCAGACTTTAATAAAAATTTAACAGCAATGAAAAACTCAACCTATTATGCTGCTACTGCTAAAATAACTGGTGACCCTGATAACACTACTAACCCCTTTAGTGAATTTTCTGACTTTAAAGAGATTTCATCTATAACAAACAATGTAGAACCAGTTGTCACAGACAAGTCAAATCAGAAAAAATTGTTCGAATTAACACAACAATCAATGGTAAAAGTAGCAGCAGCAAAAAATGCAGAAAAAAGAGATCGTTTAACAAACGTTTTAAGTAAAGAATTGGGAGCATTATTACCACCTGGCCTAAACGATTTAAAATTTGCGAATAAATTGAAACAGTCTTTACAAATTGTCTTTGGTTATGATATTGTTGATGGTAAAATGAAAGGTAAAGGACGCGTGCAATTTGTACCTCAAATTGGAGACCCAGTTTCAAGTGCTATTATAATTGAAAACAATGAATATGTATTTGATAATACAGCTTTACAAGATATGAAAGAAGCTGGTAAAACAGCTGAAAAAGTTATTAAACAACTTACAGAACAAGATATAAGTGAAAAAAAGCCAGAAACTGTAAATGAAGGAAATGACCAAAACAATAGCAACAATCCTTTTGATAACTTTGGTGGTAAAAAGCGTAAAACATATCGAAAAAAGAAGGCTTCTAAAGCAAAACGCAGCAAAGCAGCAAAGAAAACAAAAAAAGTACGTAGAAAAATGAGAAAATCAAAACGCTAAATAATTACATATATATCAAAAATATGTAACTATTACTAATTAATTAGTGACCCTAATCGACTGGCTTTATCATTATTATCAAGAGCACCTTGAGTTTCAATACCATTATTTAACCAACAAAGAGAATTCCAATCTTTTATTTTTTTACCATATTCAATATCAATATTCTCACGCAATGGAAAACAATCGATAAAGTCTTTTATTATACTTTTATGGATAAAATAAGCACACGTCCCCCATTGAAACGTCATTTTATAAAGATTTTTATAGATCTTCATTTGTTTTGTTTGTATTGGATAAAATTTAGGATGTGTGTATAATTGAATAAAAAAACTATTATTTTCTGTCGCTTTTTCTAATATTGTATCCACTTCTTTAAAAAATCGTTGATAATCTAGAGAAACATCATCTTCTAATATTAAATTCCAATCACTAGTAGATTCTCGTGATATCACTTCTAACAACATTTGATGGGAAAGGTTACATCCTAATTTTCCTGGTTTAGAATCACACATATTTTTATAATAAAAAGTACAATAATTTTTCCCAATTGCTATATCTGCATATCTATCATAATATTTAATCGAATCAATTGCAGGAAATAAATTTGTTCTTATTTTTTTATTAATACAATTATAATATTTAACACGATCTGTATTTTCACAGTACACAATCATCCATGTTTCAAACATAGTATTTATTATTTATAGTAAAATGATATAATTCTTTTATCATTATATTGTAAATGACAAGTGTTCAAATACCCTTTATTGAATTTACAAATAATAGAATTCAAAAAAGTTCTATTATTATCGATAATAATCAATTTAATGTAGAGTTTAAAGATGGTAAATATGTTGTTTCTAAAGGAAATACTATGTCTAAAAGTAGTTCTCCAGCACAACAAACTGATATGAAATCGTCACCAGCACCTGCACCTGGACCAGCACCAGCACCTGCTAAAAATGCAAATGAAAAACCTAAAGAAACAAAATCGACCAAGAGTGTAGCTCAAACAAATGATAAGAGTGAAACTAAAAAAACTGATACAAGACCAGATCCAAAACCTTTAAAAAGTGTCTCTAATACAAAGAATGAACCGATCAAGAAAGAACTTACTGATGAAGAAATAATGATGCAAGATCTTTTCAAAGCTATAGCACTACGAAGAAAAATAGTAGACGAAAAAGAGAAAACAGAAAAAGTCCAAGAAGAAGGAGAGAAAGGAGCAAAAGTAGAGCAAGTCCAAAAAGAGAAAAAAGAAGAAGCAAAACCTACAGAATCAAAATATGAAAAATATAATCAAATGAAAAAAAAAGGACTACCTGAAGGGGCGATTAGACAGAAAATGACTCAGGATGGTATTGAAGAAAAAGAAATAAACGATTATCTCAAATCTCAAGAATATGAAGACATAAAACCATCAACAAATTAAGCAAAACTATTTACCACGGGTTGTTTTTCTTGAACCATATTTTTACTAAGCATTTCAATAAATTGAACTGCTTTGTTTAACCAAGACTGAATATGAACATCACTTGAAATAGATACATTCACGTCTGCGTTTACATCTAAAGTTAAAACAGGTGTTTTTTCATTTGTTAACCAATTTTTATGATAATGATCACATTTTTTTAAATAATCCAAGGAAATATTACTTTCTCCATTTCTAGAACGTTTTACAATTCGCTCAAAACATACTTCTGCATTTGCAAGGATATAAATAATTCCATCAAGTGTAAAATCTCCTTCATATACGGAAAAGTAACGCTCATAAATATTATACATTACCCCATCAATCAAACCATCGGAATGCAACATCTTCGCAAATATATGTTTGTCTGCCTCTAAAGAGCGTTCACAAATAATACCTTTGCAATCTGGATATTCTTTTATAATTCGTTTTAGTTCTTGATAACGCGTTGTATACGCCATTACTTGAAACGAAAATGCGTATTTTTCTGGATTTGCATAAAATTTTGAAAGAACGGTTTCGCCATTTTCATCGCGAATTTGGTCCCAAATATGTACAGGTTCTCTTAAGAATATCCATTCGCGATTGTTAGCTAAGGTTTTTTCTAAATGTTCAAGAAACGTGGATTTTCCAGCGCCGATATTTCCTTCCAATGAAATAATAATTGGTTGTTTCATTATAATAAATAGTTAATTTATTATAACCATAATTACCAATTGTATGATTCAATTTTATTAATATTATCTTTTACATTTACTAATACACCCGTCGGCAGCAGTAGAATCATCCATTGCGAATTCGTCTTCACACCTTTGTTTACATTGTGCGTAAGTTTCACCCCCCCTCATTTTTTTACCATTACATCCCATACCCCCCTTTCTCTTTTTAAAGGTGATTGCCTTTCTTGCCTTTTTTGTTAAACCTTTTGCTTTTTTCATTGATTTTCTCAATTTCTTTGAAACTCCTTTTTTTACTTTAAACGCAACCTTGCCTGTTTTTTTAACAGCACCAACAGCAAGAGCTTCGCCTTTTTTGTAGAATTTTTTAGCATCCTTTAACGCATCTCTAAATTGATAAGAAGGATTAGATAAACGTCCTTGTTTAAAAGTTTTTTTAACAGTATCTGTCCAAGCAGTCATATTTATATATAATACAAATATAAAAACATAAAACTAAATAAAATATGTTATCTAGAAAACAATTATGGAAAAAATGTTGTCATAGACAAGTTTCTAAACCACTTTATGAGGAACCACTATCTATTCCTAAATTAAAAAAATCAATCACTTTCGATCATATCGCACACGTAAAATTAATACCTAAACGTGAAGAATATATTCAATCAAAATTAGACGACTTACTCTGGTATAATGAAAAAGAATTGGAATCTTTTCGTGACGATTATATAAATTATATAAAGTATGGAAAATACAATACAATATAACTAACCAAAGAACTTAGTAATTGTTTGCATACCATTTTGCTTATGTGATATTTTTGTTAAGAATTTATCAAACAATAGCGTTTTAATTTTCGCAGAACAAAACTTTTCTTTTTTCTTCATAAACGTTTCCATATCGGGAAATTCCTTTCCTAATTTTTCCATTTCACGGCGATAATTCTTGATCGCAGCTGTTTTTTTCTGATGTTCCCAAATATGCTCTAATGCTAGACCAAATAGTTGTTGCAATGGTTTCATCAACTGATTAGTAATATAATGTGTGTAATCAATCGGCAAGTTATTCTCTGTAATAAAATCGGTCGTTTCCATTTTTTCACCCATTAATGCCTTTTTGTCTTTATTTACAATAAATACAAACTTCATTCTATCACCAGGTTTCGGTCTATTTCCTGGATCACGTTTTCCGATTCTTTCAGCTAATACCCAATGTCCAATTTGCATTGGATTTTTATAATCACTACGTAATGCTTTTGTAATAGACAATTTTTCCATTGGAACTGTACCTTCAATTAAATTATCCAACGATTGATACAAGAATTCAATCGCATCTTGAATATTATTTTTTGAATTCATCAATATATTCAATATTCCGCCATATGTGTCTTTTAAATAATCACAAGAATCACGACGCTTTAAAGACAATCCCATATATTTCAAATTTCCTTTTGTTGGATCTTCTTCATATAACATTCCTACATAACGCTTTTTTGAAAGTAGGATAAACGGCATCAATGTCTTTTCATATTCTAAGCATTGAGGTGCTTTTAAGAATTGTGTACATAGATTGGCTGCTTCTTGTGCTAGTTCAATAGTGAGTTCCAACGCTTTTTGTCCACGTATCTTTTTACCGTCTAGATCTTCTAGATTAAATGTGAAGAATACAGAATCTGTATCTCCATACACATATTCGGCTTTGGTTTTCACCTTTCCGTGATTTTTTGTATCGCAAATTCGATCCCCATATACTTCTTCAATCATCTTTTTCGCATAGGTAATCATCATGCGTCCAGTAGCTGTTGTAGAAGCCGCTATATCTTGTTCATAAAAGGTAGATGTTCTAGCACCACATTGACCATAAAGAGAATTTGCCGTTACCTTATAACCGAGCTGTCGCTTATCTAAGATATTTTGCATAAATGGATCGGGTTCGGTTTTGATTTTTTTTCTCGTTGCTTTTCGAGCAGACAATAACTCTTCTAAAATAGCAGGCATAATCGATTTTTGATTGTCTGGAAGTTGCGCCCATCGACAAATTTTTCGACCGACTTTTACCTTTTCCCAAACGCCCGCTGTTCCTGGTTTTGTTCGAAACGTATATGTATCAAAATCAATATCAATATATTGATAATCGGGTAAATTATCGTAGATAAAATTCCCGTCTTTGTCTTTTTCTCCTTCATCTTTTATAAAATTTCCATCTAAGTCATACTCTTTTGTCCATACCTTACTATCGTGTGAGTAGTTTTGACTGATCATTGAAGATGGATATAGTGATGCATAATCTACACACGCTACTGGATTATCCATATACATAGAACATTTTGGTGGTAGTACAATTGCTCCTTCATAACCATCACGCGATTTCGTTTTTTCCAAATCCGGCATCAGTGTATTTTTCTCACGGCATTTTTTCGCTACAAAACTAGTCAATTTAATACCTTGTCCTCTAAATACTAAGAATGAAATAGGAACACTACAAATACTGGCCATCTCAATATAACCCGTTAATACATCGGTTTTCATCATTAAATGATGAACAAGGTTACAATCTTGAATACAGTATTTTGCGACAATCGCACGGTCTGCATCGGAACCATTGGAAAGTCGGAAAATATCTTGCGGAGTTACGTCATCTTTGGCTACACACCATTTTATTTTTTTATCGATTTGATCGGTCAATTCATGCCCATCGATATAGATCACATTAAATTTCGATTTTTCATCATACGGTTTATCAAATTCAATATCCAATACCTTGAATTTTTTACCATCCTTGTAATAATCCGATGTAAATCCGCTTAACTCTATATGGATAAAATCGTTTTTATGTAATCCAGCCAAGTTTTTGCTGTATAATTCGGTAACATTGCCGTATTTTTCGTGAACCGTATGTTTTATATGTTTTACACTATCACTAATGTATTGACCAGCAACATCATCTAATTTATAAGATGCTAGATTAAATTCTCGTCTAAAATAAGTATACATATCGATTTGCAATCTACCCGTTGTTTTATAAAACCGCAGATCATATTCACCCGTAGCCAAGACAATTTTCGTATTTTCAATAGACATTTCTTCATCTTTTTCTTTCGCACATACTTCGTTTTTAATACGTGATAATTGTAGGAATTCACGTTCACATCCTGTTTCTTGACTTCTGCGAAACATAAACTCATAATCAAAACCAAATATATTGTATCCAATAATCACATCAGGATCTTCTTTTTGAATTAAATCCCGCCATTTCAACAATAAGCTACGTTCTGTTTTCTCTACTTCGATTACTGCACCTTCTACCTCATCACAACCATCCAAAACCAGGCAATGATTTAGATAAGGCTCTTTTTCACCATATCTGATAAAGGTTGATCCAATAAAGGTTACCTTATCACCTTCTAGGTTTGGAAATAATCGCAATACGTGTCCTTCAGGATAAGGATAATCATCTGGTTGCAGAATATTATTTAGAATTTTGATCTTATCTTCACGTTCGTAATTATCATTTAATAAAATATTCACAATTGTCTGTTTACTATCGGATTTTTTCAATCGTGTTGATTTTGGTTTCATTTTATTCCATATAGGTGTACTTTCTACTTCATTGTTTGTTTCTCCTTCTTCTACTACAACATCTGTTACAGTGTTTTCAGTTTCTTTTATTTTTTCGAAAGAGGTTTCTATATCTAATCCTGCGGCATTTTTGTTTTCCATCATATCATTTACACTGCTTGTTAACATAGTTTCTATCGACGATAATACAAGTTTTTTCGTCGGTTTCTTTTTTGGATAAACCAAATCAATATTCTCAAAACTATCCATTCCAAATGCCGCCAAAATACATTTCTTCAATAGTTGATTTCCTTTTTTAACATCTAGTTTTTGAGACGATTTCATCATTCGCATAAATACGTCGACAATATTCATCGCAAGACGTTTATACGTTTTGATTGGTAATGGAAAATCACCATGACTACTACTAGCCTCAATATCATAACTACATATTTTATAAGGTACAATAGTCTCTTTCTTTGGTAACGGTTTGATATGATTTAATTTACATATATATTCGTATGTACAAGTTGTAGTTTTAACAGCCGGTGTTCTAGCACTTTGTGTAGTAATAAACACCCATCCTGACGGACTAACATTGTGAATATGAAAATACCGCAAAAGAGGGGGTATCGTACTTTCATACAATATCAAATCGGTGTTTTTAAAACGGAATCCTTTCAATCTTCTATAATCACGTTCATCTTCGCGTTCTTCTTCGTTAATATACTGATACCATAAAGATTTTACCTTATTTAGGACGGTTGTATTATTGAATGTAATTTTCACGAATTTATGCATATTTCCTCCAGTAAAACCATATAATTGATAACGATCGATTAATTCAGCTGATAGTACATTTTGCCCGTGATATTTACCAATACGTTGCATAATTGTATATTTTAATTCGTGGGCATCTTGTTCTGTCCAATTATCACCTACTTTAACATAGAAGAATGGTTTGTAATTATCTAAGTAGATGCAACTCGTCTCACCTTTTTCATTTATACCAAACATTTGAATAATAAAATTGTCTTTTTCATTGAAATTTACTTTTTCATCACTATCGTCACTATCTATCTCGGCATCTATATCACCTTTTTTGTTGAAAATATGAAAATCAATCAAACGAAATGATTTTCCTTGAACAACCCGTTTAATTTTAGTCATTATTGTTATTTATGTTTTTCGGTTTATTATGTTTACAAAAAAATTAACTTCTCAATTCATTCAATTTTGTTTAAAAATATGTTATCAAAATATATATAATGTATAAAAATAGTTTCATATTTATAGGTCTCGTAACGGTCTTTTTTATACTATCCCAACCAAATTTATTTGTAAAGATACCTGTGAAATATAATATGTACTTTGTATTACTTCATTGTGTTATATTCGCAGTTACTTTTTGTTTTATACAAAACATATTCAATAACTCTTATGAAGGTTTTACTGATCAAGAAAAAGAAATTTTAGAAAAAAAACGTCTAATGATAAACAAAGCGTTTGAAAAATATAAGATGGATGAAATTGATAATATGAGTAATGATGAAATTGCTGCTATTGTAAATCCATTAACAAGTGATTTATCAGAAAAAGAAAAGGAACGTTTAAAAGAATATAGTGATTATATGTTAAAAAAATCAGCAGCTAGTCCTACACACGATGAAAACAACAAACCAATTAAATATATGCATAATGTTGAATTGCAAAAAAAAATGGATTATCTTGGTGAAAATGCATCTGTTGAACAAATTCAATTTTTTGATGCATTACCAAAAAATCAACAAAATGCCTTGGAAAATATACTGGATAGTATGAGCACAGAAGACATTAAAAAATATTTAGAACTCGATACAGAAAAATTAAAAAAATCATTGATGGAAGTTTTATCTCTTAATTTTAATTGATTCATTTAAATTTATATATATTTTAAATGAATTTTTTAAGGAGATGATTTAGTTTTGACCCTTTTAACTATTTTTGTAAGTTTTCGTCGCACATTTTTATCATCACTACATTGGTAATTATATGCCCAAGACGGATCCCCCTTTTCTTTTTTTGGTATACCTGGATGAATTATTATATTTTCATAATTGAAATCTTGTATTTTTAAAGTCCAAGCATTTGTATCAGTAATATTCTTAGTGAGTTCATGAACCTTTTTTCCTTTATCCTCTAAATATTTGTTTATAGATTTCATTCCACTTTTCATTAAATTACTATGAGCAACAATATGTATAGTAGGTTGTTTTAAGTATGGTTTTAATGCTTCCCTATGTAAATATAACCATTTAATAAAATCTCCTATTTCGCCATCAAATACATAGCCATATTTATTTTCATAACTTTCTTTTGATTCAGTATTTGGCTTAGTAAAATATCCGAATAATGATGCAGAAGTAGATTTAAAATAACTCTTCGACCAATTTCTTAAACCATATAAATCAAATGTTTTATCACTAGACTCTCCAACTGTATATTTATTACTATTACTATCACGCGTAATTTCTATGTTACCAAAGCCCTTTTTATTATTTTTCATCATTGGAAACTGTATAGTTATTTTTTTTACTAACTCCTTTTGTTTATAAATACCTTTAACAGAATATTTTTCATATAAATCATTTAAAAACTGTACTATCCTATCAATTTGATATTGTAGATCTATTGGAAAATTACCTGTTTTTAACCCTGCTTGGAAATGTTCTTTTAAATAAGGTGAAATTAATAATGTAATGTTTTTTGAGTTAGCTTCATCTTTATTCACCATATTTTTATTGAATCCATATAATATTATAGCAGTCATCCATGTTCTTATTAATGGAGATACAAAAATATGTGTTGAATTGAATTTATTTGCGAAACTTTCTTGATCTTCCAATTTATATCGCATTAGTCGTTCTATTCCCATATCTGTTAAATTTGGTTCCATTGTTTTATTAGCAGATGCTATATTATTACAAGATGGACCATGACGCGTAATACGCATATTTTTTGGATTAGGATTTCCACGCATAGCAGATAATATATCTAAATTTTTCTTGGATTCAATATCCTTTTTATCACAGATCTCTTTTTTAATATCATTTAAGTGTTCTTCATTGAATTGTAGAATCAAATCCTCTATATGTTTATTTTTATCTTGGACTACATTATTTTCGGCGTCTAAAAACATTTCTTTTGAACATTCACTACTTAATGCAATTAAATAATCTTTAATAAGTTTAAAAAGACCAACTACATCAGTATTTTCTTCTTGATCATCATAAGGTTCATCGTCTTCATCTGGTAATTCTTTTTCTTCTTCTGTTTTGGTTTCTATAATGGGTGTCGTTTCGTCACTTTTATCGTCACTATCTATTATATTATTATACGGTAGTGTTTTTTCGGGAAGTGGTACTGTTGTTGTAAGTTCTATTGGGTTTTTCGTTCCTTTATTATTATATAGTTCTGTTAGATATTTAACATTACCTTGAGAATAACTTACTTCTGCTGGAATAACTGAACGAGTAGGAGTAGGAGTAGGAGTAGGAGCAAAAGGACCTTCACCACCTGTATAAACATTATTTCTTGATTGTTGCAGTCTTTTTTCTTGTACATACTCATATATTGCTGGTAAAGTCTTCAACATTCCACAATCTAATTGTCTTAAAGATGCATCTAATCTATCTTTATGTAATTTTACTTTTTTTTCCGGGTTAGCTCCAAAATAGGTAGTTTTTTTCTGTCCCTTCCAATTTTTTATTTTATTTAATTGATGAAATACTTCATGAATAACACCATCTAAATTTAATAAATCGTTTCCTTGACGATAACTACATTTAGCTCTTCTTTCTTTACCTGTAAATCCTAATATCCCACCCTTTTGTGTAACTCTTTTACTGCGACGATAACGTCGTTGTGTTTTCTTATTTGTATTTCGTTTTTTATGTGTTCTGTTTATTTTACGTAAAGATTTCATTATATAGTAAACAGATAAATAAATACATTAAAGAAAAAAATATTTAAATGTGAAAAATGATAAATATATAATGAGTGAATTATATCAAACCAAATTACCGATACATAGAGATATTGTAAAAAAATTAGACGGATTTATAGCAAACAATAGAATCCCCCATATATTATTTCATGGTGCATCTGGTAGTGGAAAAAAAACGATTGTCTACGATTTTGTAAATAAAATTTACAATGAAGATAAATCAAAAATTAGAACAAACGTCATGTATGTAAATTGTGCTCACGGAAAAGGTATTAAATTTATCCGTGATGAATTGAAATTTTTTGCTAAAACTAATATTCAAGGTACCAAAGGAATACAGTTTAAAACCATTGTTCTTTTCAATGCAGATAGTTTAACAATTGACGCACAATCTGCTATGAGACGATGTATCGAGTCATTTAGTCATAATACACGTTTTTTTATTGTTGTTGAAAATAAACATAAAATGTTGAATCCTATTTTATCACGCTTTTGTGAAATTTACGTTCCTGATAATGTTGACGAAAATGGTAAACTTCAAAATTTGCATCAATATCATTTAGAACAAGTTTATGGAAAAAATACACAATATATCGATTGGTTTAATGAGAATATTGGAAACAGTTTACATAAAAGTGAATCAGAATGGGTTGATATTTCAAACAATATTTATAGTAACGGTTATTCTGCATTTGATTTAATAAATTGGATAAAACAAAACGACACTTTTACAACATTACAAAAAAGTAATATAATAATGTATTTTCATAAAATCAAATCGGAATACAGAAATGAGAAAATGCTATTATTGACTATTTTTGTTTTTGTAAAAAATACTATTAGTTCGTAATAAATAAAATAATGTTTTAGTCATAGTATGTAAATGGATGATTTCGTTATTTCCAATCTACATGAAGCGCGCAACGAATGGTGTAGCCGCTTAGTCAGTATTCTAACACCTTTAGTCGAAGAAGGGGTTCGTTCTATATTTGACGAAGCCTGGAAAATCTGTCTTGATTCAGATGAAATGAATAAATATTTAATGACTTTTCAAAACCTTCTTTCAAGAATTCCAAAATGGAACTCTGTTATTGTAGAAGAAGAACGTCAACGTATTATTGAACGTTCTGGTTGCAATTATTTAGAAGATCTTATTACATGCGTACATATTATACAATTAAAAGTACTTACGTGTATTCGTGTAGGCAATAAACAGAAAAAAATTGATATTTCTATCCCAAAACTAGATCCTTTTATTCATCGCGTTTATATTCAAACAGCACGTAAAATATACCAAAACGTCTATTTATTCGAAAAAAACGTATCACCTATGCAAACACAAAAAAATGCGCGTGAATTAGAGCTTTTGGTCCAAGAAGCTATTTTGACTACGATTCGTGAAAGTATACCTACGGAAGCAATTATTCGTGCTTACATGGATGAGAGTGAAGAACAAGAAGAAGAAGTAACTATTGAAAACATCAAAGAACCTGAAATTACCAAGGAAGCTGAAAAGGAACAAGAAAATAAAGAAGCACAAGAAAAGGCTGAAGAAGAGGCTGAACCCGTTTCTATTACACCTACCATTAAAAATATGGATGATGAAAAAGTAGTAACAAAATTAACCTTTAACGATTTAGATACAGCCATTAGTACAGATAACAATGAAGAGGTCATTGATGCCCCTAAAACGTTGAAACGTTTAGAAGATATTAGTGTTTCTCGTTCGTTAGAACGAAAAATGATGGAAGAAGAAGATTCCGACGATGACGATGAACGCATCAAAATACATACAGACACGATGGATTTAACCGGATTTGATTTATTAGACGAACCTGCTAAAAATGATATTGAAAGTGCTAATATTGTGTTAGAAGCTGAAGAATTATTTTAATCGGTATAACTGACTTACATATAATTATATAATTATATGTAAATGATTGATAATGTTAGAACAACAACAAGGCGTTCTGCTGTAAAACCAGTTGATAAAAAGTTTATTGAGACGAAAGGAAAAGGCGTTTATTATTGTGATGATTGTTTTAAAACAGTTTATAACCATGATTGCGACCAAATGTTTTGTTGTAAAAAATGCAATGTACGAATTTGCAAAGATTGTTTTATTAGATCCGATAAATGTGTAAATTGTTTTCAACGAATGACTATCTTTTTAAAAAAAGATGAAATAAGAACTCCTACAAATCTAGAACATTTTGTAGAAGTAAAGAAAACAAAAGGATGGTCATGTTTATTTGGTTGTTAAACGGTGAAATAGTTCTTTTTCGTACATACCTCCTAAAATAACCGGTGTTTTTTGATGGATATTTTCAGGAAATGGTATATCTAAAATGTTTATATCACCATTGGAACTAAATCCACCACCAATATGGAAAATATGTGCGAATGGATAAGCTTCATACAGTAGTCTTATTTTTCCAAGAGTGTTTTTACTATTCCCTGGATAGGAAAATAATCCACCCTTGATAACTGTTCGATGTCCATCCGCAGCCATACATCCTACCCATCTGCTTGTATAGTTCTCATCAATACACTTCTCTATTAATTGTTCATAACGATTATCTGTCCAAGTTTTTTTACTCGATTCATTTAAAGAATAAATATTGCCCTTTTGTTTTATACGTAAATCGCCATTTAATAGTTCAAACTCTTGACTTTCTGGTGAAAGTTGATAAAATTGTAATTTGTTGTCTTGGGCAAGTAAATATTGTGTAGCACCCCCATAAATACAATAACCCGATGCTACAATATTATGACCATTTGTAATAGTTCCATCATCATTATATTTGTAGATGCAAAATATTGTACCTGTTGTAATATTTACATCAATATTTGACGAACCATCTAATGGATCATAACATACTAAATAGGGAGCATCGGTATATTTTGTATCACATAATAGTTCTTCTTCTTCTGATCCTATTTTACGGACAGATTCACAATTCATCAACAAATTCATCAATATAGTATTTGAAATAATATCTAGTTTTTTTACGTCATCTCCTGAATTATTGTTAGAAAGGGTATGACTACTTAAAGAGATTGAGTTTTGTGAACGAATTAAGTTAGAAATTTCTTTAAACGCCTTTTCCAAAACTTGGACAACTTCCATGATATATATTTTGTATAAAAACTAAAATACAAAATATATTATATCGATGTTAAAAACCAGTCTAATTCATATGGTTCTAATTCTCTTGGACAAATAAAAAATTTGGGAAGTACTATTTTTGATTTTGATAAAATATGTCTGTTGAAAAATACTCCAAACCTATGTGCTGTTACAATAGAAAAGAGTGCTAATAATATTGTACTTGAATGCATTATATATAGATAGTAGATTTTTTTTGTTTAAGTAATTTAATAAGGCAATGCGTTTATTCACTTATACAAAATTGATAGGTTTTTTCTCAAATAACTTAAAGCAAAATCAAGATTATAGATATATAACAAAAATGCCTTATTGTAACACAGGAGCTGTACACCATTCAGGTGTTGGTAATGAGAAAGACCTTGTTTCACTTTTAAACACAAATTCGTCAATGATGATAAATCAACGGTTATTACAACGCGTTCAAAATGCTACAGAAATTCCACCAGTATGGAAGCATTTAGGTGGTACACAACAAAAAGCTGATTGTGACGTCACTATAGGGGAACACTGTTTCGAAGTGTCAGTAAAGCACCACGAAAAATCAGCCGGTACATTTGATTGGATCAATACTTCAAAATTAAAAGATTTTAATCCGGAAATTGCCGATTTGATTAAACCACGTGTTGCCGAGTTTAGAGAACGCAACAAAGAAGCTACCGAAGTTTCAAAAGAGATGCGCGGAGAGATGGAAGGTGTTTTCAGCGATGCATTTGAACATATTACAAGTGATCAGATAAAATCGTTATTGGAATCTCTTTACATTAAATATCCAGAATATGTGTTGGTCAATGATCGCGCAAAACATAGATTTGTAATGTATCATAAAATGAACAATTTTAAGGAGTTTGTTGGATACAATGACTGGGAGTACTATTTGAAATCAACTGGTCGCGCGAAAACCAGTCGCATGGTCTTTAGACGAAAGGATGGCGTTGAAGTAAACACTAATCTACGCATTCGACTGGTATTAAACAACGGTGTGAATGCTTTACTCGGATTGAGTGAGAAAAATAAGACCAGTATTCCTTGTTTAAAGATCCAACAAGACCGTGTTGATATTTTGTTGCGAGACTTAGTAGATCCGATTGTTGACGAAATTATAGAAGAAAAAAAAGAAGTTAGTAGTTAGAAATTTGTATTTTAATTTAAATAAAAGTGTTTTTTATTTAAATTTTTATTATTTACGACTTTTCTTCTTGAGATTTTATTATGGGATTTACAAATTCTTTACTACCATCACCAATTGTAAAATTGGAATCTAACAATATAGAACTTGTATAAACACATTCACTTGCTATTTTATGACTTGTTCTATCTTTAAAGTTAGGATAACGTCTGGCTTTATCTAAAAGTAATGGCCAATTTATAAATTCTCTAAGTGATTTTAACTCATCTACTATAGTCATTCTCTCGTATATAATAGATCTTACAGGATCATTCGAAAGTAATAAAATAGATGCTATAAATGCAGCTTTTTCAAAATTATTGGTTGCTCTTGGTTTTGTTTCATAACGCATTTTTTCCGGTATACTGCCTTTAGCAGCAACAGCAGCGCTTTCGAGACGACCTCCTAAACAAACACGATAACGAGTTTTTCTACCTTCATTTTCAATATTCAAAGAAAAGGTAACTTTATCTAAATCACCTACAATAACTTGTTCCCTATCTAAAAATAGTTGTGCGGCCTTTGGATCACAATGATGAAACTGTATATTTTTAAACAAAAAATCAAGACTTTCTGTAATAGATTTTATCCACCCAATAATTTGATTTACCATTTTTATTTTTTTTTCATTAAAATCTGGTGAATTATTTTTTTGTAAATCTGCTGGATTATTTTTTTTTAAAGTATCCAATTCCTCATTCATCATTTTAATATAATCTTCTACTGAATTTACATTTGTTTGACACTCCTCAACTCCATCTCTTGTGCATCGAAGAACTAAAGGCAGATTATAACTATCACCTTTTAATGCATAACTATAATCTCTTGCTGAACAAATTTCATTATATTGTTCAATTGATCTGTTTTCAAGACTCTTAATGGCTGTTTGAACTAATAAATTCATTGTATGCGGATCAACCTGGATATAATTTTGATTTGTATTTACATTTACTGATGGCGAAAACCCTACCTTTGGACCTTTAAATACTGCATTATTACAAACGCTTATTTTTTGAGCACTTTTAGACTGAGGTGTCTTACAACCTTGACCAATATTGCACGAATTGGTGGGTGTTTTCAAATTCTGTAAATATTGTAAAAAAGTTTCCTGAATACCGTTTTCACCTCCACGTTTTTTTCGCGTATTCCGTTGTTTTTTTCTATTTTTATGTGTCGGCATAATTATAAAATATAATTACATTAAAATCTTGATTTTACAATATCAACCACTTCATTATTCATATCATTTAATAAACACATTCTTTCTAAATTATCGCATGCGCTTCCTGTTGTACCCGAACCACACATTGGGTCTAATACCACATCCTCTTTATCAGTACTAATTTCCACTAATCGTTCCAATAATTTCACGGGTTTTGCAGTTGGATATTTTCTACCTTCTGAACCCTGGCTAATTGAATGAATATCATCCCAAAGATCGGTGCATGGTTTTCCTGGATTTTCGCTCAAATAAATCTTTTTATACAATTTTCCTCCTGGTTTTTTTGGAAAATGGAGTCGATTGTCTTTTTCCAGTTTTTCTAATTCAGGTTTCGCAATACGCCATCCTGATGCAGGATTAAATGTTTGTCCATTCACTGTAAATTCATACATATATCCTTTTTTTGTATTTTCAGTAACCAAATGCCCCATTGAATAATTTCCTCGTTCATCGCTATTTTTAAACGAATTTTTCAAATAAGTAGGATCCTTTTCTTGTAAAACAACGTTAAATTTCGCTTTTTCTTTGAAATTACATTTAAAGATTACGTCAATTGTCGCACCCAATTTATTTTTCACATTATTTTTTGAACGGCATTTTTTCCAAAAGATAGGTGTGACTACTTTGAAATGTTTATGTAAAACCATTTGTGGAATTAACATACAAGCCGCTGAAATATGGAAATATAAAGTTCCGTCTAGTTTTAAAACACGTTTTAGGTCAGTAATGGTTTCGTCAATAAACTTTTCATAACTTGCATCATCCCATTTATCTCCAAACCCTATCTCTGAATCTACACTCATTGTGTAATTTCTATCGGAATTAAATGGTGGATCTAGATAGATCATTTGAACCGATTTGTCTTCTAGTGTTTTCACATAATCTTTGCAACTCAAGATGGAAAGTGATACGCGATCATTTATTTTTTCCGTAGAATTACGTTTTTTTTTGATAATTACTCGTTTCGACATTTTAATATTTTAATTAAAAATATTACAATATGTTTAAATCAATTTTGTATATTTATTTGAAATGTGTAAGATGCAATAATACTTTCGTGACGAGTCTATAAATCAAATTATTTTCGGTTTTGGTAAAATCTTTATTATATGGAATTGCAATACGTTTGTTAATAAGAGCATAGATACGGTCTTCTGCGGCTTTTCTAATACGTGCATCTATCTCTATATATTCGCCACCCGCTGCATTATTCATTATTGAATTGGTACCCATATCGGCATACTTTTCAAGAGTATCATGGACCTTATCTTGGTAATTTATCATTTTTTGTTTTTTTATCTATATATTACCAATATAAAAAATCAATTTTATAATGCGTAATCATAACAATCAAAAAATACAATTTTATCTTATATTTAGGAAAAAATAATGGAAGAAGTCTTTGTAATTACAACCATTATTACTCTATCTTTTTGTTTATCAAAATACATTGAATATAAATATTTTACAGATGACGTAAAGCCTTTAAAGGATCTGGTAAGAGATTGTTTATTAGTATTATTATGTGCGGTTTCGGGTTCATATATTTATTTTTATTTTCAAACAAGCATACGTGATTTTTTTAATGTAGTTACAGAAACAAAAGTATTAAACAATGCTACAACTCAAGTATTTACTGATAATCCTACTTTTTAAGTAAATTTAATCCATTTTGAAGACTAGGTTGTCTTTTAATTTTTATAGCATTTCTTAGCAATTGTCTGTTGTTATATTCCAAAACCGATAGGAATGTTTGCGCAGGTGATGATAGTCTTCTTGAATAGTTCTCCATGTTGTTATTTATGTTACTAGATAAATAACAAAAAAAGCTTATCAATTTTATATTAAGGGAACCAAGGTTCCCTTAAGAACCCTCCTATATAAGGGGGGCTTGTCCCCTTAAACTTAACAACCCTCCTATAAGGGGGATCATAAGGGGAAAGCCCCCTTAAACTTAACAACCCTCCTATAAGGGGGATCATAAGGGGGCTTGCCCCCTTAAACTTAACAACCCTCCTATAAGGGGGATCATAAGGGGAAAGCCCCCTTAAACAAATAAAACGGGTAATTCATCAATATTTATTATTGTTTCAGTTATTTCTTCTTGTACACAGAACTGTTTAAATATATCATATTCTAATTGTGCTTCAGGTGTATGTTTATGTACAGTACGAGCAATCATCTTATATAGTTTAAAATTTGGATATCTTTCTTGACCATTTTTCTTATATAAGATATTTTTACCATTATCATCCATACACCAACGTTTAATTGTTTTTTGAAAATCATCCAATGTTTCTTCATCGTCGGATATATCTGTTACAAAATCAAAAAGAGATGATCCCAAACGACAAAGATCAAAACTTGTATTTGGTTCTAATCTTGGACGATTATCATTAAAAAATGGTTCACAATTATATTGTGTAGCAGCATCACCATCTTTCGCAAAACTATCGCTACAAAAGACGTGTTCATTAAATCTGTATATTCCTCGTCCAAAGTCAATTATCTTATAAATTTTACCATATGTAGGAACTTTGTATGTTTTTTTATCAAATTGATAGTATAAATATTCTTGGTCAGTGTTTACAAACATGATATTATTTGTATGCAAATCATTATGTGTAAATTTAAACATCTTTTGATAAATCAGTAGTATCATTACAACCTGCATTAACATTGATGCACCTGCCTTATCATCCATTTCTTCATTCACAAATAATTCATCTAGTGTCCCATCGCATTTTTCCATACATATCATTTGAATTGGAAAATTATGAATATAACCAAATATTTCTTCATCATCATCTTCTGTTTCATCGTCATCGTCATCATCTTCATCATCCTCTGTTTCGTCGTCATCATCTTCTGTTTCGCCATCATCTTCTGTTTCATCGGAACTATAATTTACTTCACTGGTCGACGAATCACTACTAGATGACGATAGAGAACTCGATCGTGTTTTACTATAAACAGATTCTAAGTCACTGTTTTCTACTTTGTCGTCAATGAATAATTCTGGTAGTTCTTCACAATCTAAGAAAAGACTTTCACTGTCTTTTATTGATAATTTTAACTTATTTTTTCGCGATGAATTAATAGAAGAAAAAGGATTTAATAATTTTTCATTTTCACTATCTTCAATATAAAAATATTTACCAATATTGTTGTTAAAAAAATCGGAATTACGTAAATATTCTATATCATCTGCTATATTTAATCGGTGTTTTTTTTGTAAACCAAGATAAGAACCATAATAATCAAGTCCGTGAGGTACATTATAATCATTCAATACAATGCTTGTTAAAAAACAAAAAAAAGAATCAACATAAGAAGCATTATGAACAGTTAAAATCTTAGGATGAACTGTATCTATATTTGAATCGAATCGAGGCATTTGTTTTAATCGAACATCGTCGATATTGTATTTTCCAATCATATACCTATAAGGGTCTAATAACGGTGAAAATTTTATATGTATTTCGCGTTTACTTTCTTCTTTTGTCTCTTGTTGTACAGTGTTTAAATCTATAACCTGATATTTATGATTAAAAGAGATACTATCATAATTATTTTTATTCATTGTAAAAAATTGATTGTAAAGAGGATTATACAATTGCAAATTTTCTATTTGAAAAGGATTGTAATCTTCTTTACTATTTTTTTCATATTGTTTTCCTAAAATAGACAAATCTATTCTTTCTGGTTTCGAATATTGAATTTTAACTTTAGTCATTTAAGTATAACGTTTAATAACAGATTTTTAGTGTAAAATAAACGTGTTTTCTTCCGTAATATTTTACTTTTTAAAATATAATAATGATAGTATAGCATTATGACTTTAGAATTAAAAAAATTTGATATGAGATGGATTACATTTGATCCAAAAGAAAATAAAGGTCCTGTTATAGTTATGATTGGTCGAAGAGATACAGGTAAATCATTTTTAGTAAGAGATTTGCTTTTTCATCATCAAGATATTCCGATTGGTACTGTAATTTCAGGTACAGAAGCTGGTAATGGATTTTATGCAAAACATGTACCCAAATTATTTATTCACGAAGAATACAGCACGATATTAATTGAAAATGTTTTACGGCGTCAAAAAACCGTTTTAAAACAAATGAACAAAGACATTGAAACCTATCGCAAAACAACGATTGATCCCAGAACATTTGTTATTTTAGACGATTGTTTGTATGATCAAACATGGACACGAGACAAAATGATGCGTCTTTTATTTATGAATGGTCGTCATTGGAAAGTAATGCTTATTATCACGATGCAGTATCCTTTAGGCATACCTCCCAATTTAAGAACTAACATTGACTATGTATTTGTTTTACGTGAACCTTATTTAACAAATCGAAAACGCATTTGGGAAAATTATGCTTCCATGTTTCCAACATTGGAATCGTTCGCATCGGTTATGGATCAAACTACTGAAAACTACGAATGTTTAGTCATTAATAATAATGCGAAATCAAATAAATTATATGATCAAATTTTTTGGTATAAAGCTGAAAATCGTCCCGATTTTAAATTAGGTTCAAAAGAATTTTGGGATATATCTAAAAATATGGGTTCCGATGACGAAGATGAGATGTATGATCCTTCAAAATCAAGAAAACGTAATACTGGTCAACAAATAAATGTGAAAAAAACGACTAGTAAGTGGTAATATATAAAAATACACATATTCATTTTTATATATTATTAATCTTCATTTGTTTCTATTAATTCATTACTAATATTAGCAGCTGTATTATTTTCACGGCTTAATAATTCTTCTTCATGTTTCTTTCTTTCTTCTTCATCAGCAACCTGACGTTCTTCAAAGTTAACTGTATCTTTTACACCAATCAATTCACCTTCTTCATTCATTGTTTGAGTTAATACATTACCGGATTTTTCAGCCTTCAAAATATTTTCTTCAATAGCCTTCTGTTTTGTATCTTTAACACGTTTATCAAACTCGTCTTTAGCCTTTGCTTCATTTTTTATCTTTTCTTGATGTAATTTGTTTAATTCTTCTTCCATAAACTCAACACGACCAGTCTTATACGCATTAGGATCCCAAGGTAGCCATACACCAACTGGTGCTACAAAAATATCATGATTAGGATCCTTGTCTCTAAGTTTTTTGCAATGTTGTTCAGCCTCTTCTTGTGTAGCAAAATTTCCACGAGTTTTAACACCACGTACTGATGTTTGGAATTCATGTTCACGTGAAAATTGTTCGGTTAAACGTTCCTCATTTTTATCTAAAAAGTTTTGAAAGTCATCGCTAACACCACCCTCTTGTAGTGTTTTTTGTTCTTCTTTACAAAAATCATTGTAATCAGCCATTATGGTTTCAACATTCAAATTATATTTATAAGAAATGAAATTAATAAAGTCACCAAATTTACTCATTGATTTTGTGAAATCCCATTGTTGAACAAACTGATCAAATAAAAAAGTTTCACGCTTCGTTAGAATTTTTTCAGGAGAAAGAAAAGACATTGTTGTAAAACGTTGTCCAGCAATAGATTGATCTTCATCCAAAACATCTACATATTTAGCATTTGGCGTTCCATCTTTTAAGGTTTTTCTTTCGAAAGTTGGTTCTCGTGATTCACTCATTTAGCAAATATTATGATAGACTATTCATTGTATTGTTTAAGTATTTTTAAAGATAATCTATTATTATTTAAAATTATTATTTTCCAATGGTATATTATATTTAGAATGAACGGAATGTTTGACTTTAGCGAACTTGTAAAACGTGCTCTCAAATATTTGATCGAGGGTTTGATGGTAGCCATTGCTGCATATGCTATCCCAAAACAATCACTTAAAATGGAAGAAGTTGTTATCATTGCATTAACAGCTGCTGCTACATTCAGTGTACTTGATGTATTTGTACCAACAATGGCCTCTTCTGCTCGTGGTGGTGCCGGTTTCGGTATTGGTGCTAATTTAGTAGGTTTCCCAGGTGGACTCTAATTAAATAATTGATATAATAACTTGTTATTAAAGTTATTATATTTTGCTTTATCCTTCTACTTTTTCATCGTCTTTGTTTTCTTCATCTGCTTGTTCTTCTGTCTTTGCAACTATTTCATTATTCGGTATCTCTTTTTCTTCTTTTTTTTCATGTTGTGGTTCACTTTTAGGAATAGTGTCGTTTACTTGTTCAGCAACTTTCTCTTCTTTTACAGATGACTTTTCTGAAATTACTTCATGTTTCCCTATTAATGGTTCTGGTTCAAATCCTAAACTTAATATTGTTTTAGACGATTCCGCTTCTCTATAAGCTCTATATTGATTTTCTATATCATCCTCAGAAGTAGTTTCGTAAGTAAATTCTTTTCGAATACGCGGAGAGTTCATTATACCTGCTTCCATGTTAGGAAAACTATATAAAGCCAAATTTTTGTCTCCTCCAATGTATGAATCTGTACTACTATCTGCATCATAAAGACAACAGCATATATATTGTAACCACGATTTCTGTTCTTTAAATACGATTTTTTTTGTACCATCTCCTCGTGATATTTCCATTGGTGTAACTGATCTAGTTTTATCAGTAAACTCTTCTGGTATGGTTGTTAACAAATCAACGGTTAATTTACGTTTCAACAAATTAGAAGCTTCACATAGTTTTGTATATACACCATATTTTTTATTTAAGTAATCTTTACCATCTTCTCCGCGATTTTCAGGCTTTAAACGTAATGTTTTATACAAGTCTATCGCCAATGAATAAAATTCTTTTGATTGTTTTAATTCTAACTCCATACTGCTTTGTATTCCCATATAAAGTTCAATCGCTCCAATAATACCCATAAACATACCTATAAGACACGTGATACCAGAAATATATTGTTGGTCTAATACTGGTTGTAAACCAACTGATGCAGTTGAATTTATAGACGCTAATATAATCATAGGTAAACGAAAATATTTACCATATGATTTAAAATGATAATATCGACGACGATGATATTCGCTTAGATTTACACAATTAATACGTAATTTTTCACATAACGCTTCAACCTCACTTGTCCACTTATGTAACATTGTATATATAACAACTATATAAATTCTAAACGCGCTAAAGTTTTTAACAGAAAAATCATTTCATTTTTCTTTTTGTTTTTCGTCTCTTATTTTTGCGTGATTTTTTTGTTTTTTTACTCTTTTTACGTGATTTTCGGATTCGTTTTCCACCCATTGGATGAGGACATTTATAATGTGTAGATATATCATGATTATCTGAATGACAAATTTCACTTTCCGCATTTCGTGTAACTTCGGTTACATCACTTTGATTAAAAATATTTAAATTTTTTAATTCACGGGACAGATCAGTATATGTTTTAAAACATGTACACCGTTTACATTTTGCGTCACGACAAGATATTTCTTGGTCTTCATTATTAATTATCTGATGGATAAATACGTTGCTAACTATTTTATTTTGCATCATATCTTCACCGGCATATTCGTCTCCTTGACCATTATCACCTATAAATATTAAATCGTATTCAGGAAATAAAGCGTTATATTGCCTTGCACGAATGTATTTGATTTTACCAAATAATCGATATATACCTTCTTTATTATCAGTACGAATACTACTCGCAGCTGTTGAAATATTACTATTTGTATTTGGTATATTAGAAATAGCCAATGAAGCTGCATTACGAAAACCATCAACACCCTGTATAAATGCGAAATCATTTTTATCTTGTGAATTTGAAATAGCGTTTAAATGAATATCATTTAATTTGCCTGCTTTTAAAATACCGGGAGTAGCCGACAAAATAGTTGAATACCGTTTATTTTCATCTGTAATTTTACTATAAAATTGTTTATAAAATGTTTTAATACCTGGATATGATTCTTTTCTAATCCATGAATAATCACTTCCAGCTATATCTTTTAAAATAGGTACTATTCCACTAAAATTAGCTAGAATTTTATTATCAGGATGCGCAAAAATAGTATCATCTATGTCTGTTAAAATATGTTTTACGCGTTTTTTTGCTCTTTGTGTAAATATAGTTAATAATTCTAATCGTTTTTGTTTTGAATCATCATCAATTAACATATCTGCAATTTCTAAATTTTGATCGTAAATTTCACGTTGAAAAAATAGTTCACGTAAATCACAACCTCTATTTTTATCGGTACTTGAAATTCCTAAAACTGTACTCGTAATAGTAGGATAAACCCAATCATATAATCTCATTAAATCTACGTCAAGATATTTTTTTATTTCAAAAATCATATCTTCTTTTTGTTTGCTATTTAAACTATCATTATCAGTAATACTCTTTACAGACTCGTATAATGTGTTTATAATTAATTCCTTAAAATCTGGGTTTATTGGATTTTCTTCCATAATCGTTTTTATTTCATCTTTAAATTCTTCTATTACACTACTCATTATATAAAATACGAATATTATAATATCATATTTAACCAATCTTGGACTATTTCTCGATCACCATACCATTTTTTTCCTGGTCGTTTAAAATGGTATACATCATGATAAGTTTTTTGAAACGAGCCATCCAAATGCATCGCCTCTACTGGTACAATTCCATCGCCTCTTAATAAATCTTTATCTGTTTTCCCCATAACAGTTAGATATGAGTCCAAGATATACTTTTGTTTATTAAATACTCCTTTTTCGTCTGTTTTTACAGATTTTACGTCGGAACCGATTGTAATATATCGAATCTTGGACTTTAAATATGCATCAGGATAATAATTGCTTATATACGTTAAACACCCCCTTGTCGCATCTAGTTCTTTGTTTGTATGTATGTTATTTGGACTACCCAATGTAATTAAATCAGATACATAATTTTCACTTGGACAATCTGTTTTATAAAACGTACCGTTCCCTATTAAAGCGCGTCCAAGCCAACCACCAGCACTATGTCCACATAATATAACCGGTTTATTTTGGTTTTTTTCAACAGACATTTCGATTGTATGTTTTGCTTTATCGAGATACCAATCAAACATTATTTCTGGTGTCATACTATTTTTCCAAAAAAGAGGATTTATTACAGTTTTTGTTATTGAAAGCCAGTCGTGTCTTTGTATAGGAACTATATCCAATTCAAAATGGTTTTCTTTACAAGTTGTTTTTATTTCCTGATAATCTTGGACATTGCATCCATAACCGGGAAGTAATACAATTCGAGGATAATTGGAATAACCATATACAATTGTTATAAATAGTAATAAATGATACATTACTATTTAAAGGGTTTTATTTTTATATTATTTTATAAGAGGTGCATCTCTTGGTGATAATTAGTTATATTAATAATCGGTAATTGTTCAGTTAATGTATTATTTATAAGATTTTTTTTAAACATAATACCTTTTCCACTGCAACAATAATGACTGAATACGCCATATTCAGATACAAATGGTCGTGCTAAAAGACAACTTTCCTTTGTTTCAAAATGAATTGAATAAGGTTGTTTGTCGGTTATTTTGCTTAATACCTCAAAACAATGATACAAGTCTTTGTTATCATGTATTTTACATAATTGTTTTTCTTTGTATTTTATTACTTCACACTGACCGATATTTAATGGATGTATATTGAATACATCTACTATGTCTTTTTCTAGATTGAAACGGTTTTTACAAATAAACGTGTTTATATAAATGATTAATTCATTCGGTAACATACTATATATTAACATAACGCTTTATTTCACTTTTTTTAATTTATTTACAGTAAAATTTCCAAGACATAGATCGAATTGAATTAAAAAGATGTGTTAAAAGACACCTGGATTTAGAATATAGTGCAATATAATTTCACTATAACTCGCATCACAAATTTCCCTTTGTTCTCTAGTCATTATATTGTTGTATTATTTTTATTTATATTACTTTACTTAATATAAATAAATGGGCTCAGCGGGGAATTGAACCCCGGACCTCCCGCACCCAAAGCGGGAATCATACCACTAGACCACTAAGCCAAACGACGACAGCTGCAAGATTCGAACTTGCGCGCCCATAGGGCAATGCCTTAGCAGGGCACCGCGTTAACCACTCCGCCAAGCTGCCTTCAAATAATCTATTTACCGTTTTTTTATATCTATTTAATGATAAAAATTATAATAAAGGTTAGGGTAGTATAATAGACAATGATACGACGAATTGAAAAAGAATTTGAAATGACCGATACTTTATCGAACCATACATATGATAAAAATACAAGAATGTTAACGTTTACTTATAAAAACCGTTTAAACGTACAATTGAATTTGAAACTCGAATATCCGTTTCGACCTCCAGAAAATTTACATATAAATGGACGTAAAATCTATTATAATAACATAGGTAACAGGCAATCATTAGTAAAATATTTTAATGTAAAATGTTTATGTTGCGAATCAATCATTTGTCCTAATAATTGGAAATGTATTTATCGATTTGAAAAACTAATAGAAGAATATGAAATATTTAAAACCATGGCACGTTCTTCTCTAGTGTTACATCATCTTGAAAAAAATCATATCGCACCTACCGAAATTTTACATATTATCGCACGTTTTTGTAGTGATAAATTATAAAAAACGATTATGTATAAATAACTTGTAAATATTCACCAAAACAAAAAAGATATCACAACCTAATTTTAAATAATCAAAATGTTTTAATTGCAAAGAATTTTTGGCGTTATATACAACAATATCTGTAACGTTCATATAGTATATAGTATCTATACATTTATTGGTTTCGTTTCATTTGGTTGAATCGGTTTAATTTCTTCATACGTATATGCATATGTATATTTTGTTTTTAAGTGATAAATATAGCATATAAATATGGTTGAAGAAGCTTTTTCAATTACTACAGGCAAAAGAAATGTTTGTTTACCAATATGATAATACGCTAAAACACAACTCGTTAAAGAAAATACGTTTAATCCTAATTCACATAAAATGTTTGCCTTAGACAAATCATCGGCTCTTTTTGTATTCAATGTATGAATAATTTGAGGAATGTGTTTTATAGGATGCATAATGGATATAAAAATATTCATAAGTAATAGCAATGTTGATATATCTTGCATAAAAACGATTTAAATATACATTAGTGTGTTATAATATTAATGTTTTCTACATTACTTTTGTTTGCCTTTTTTGCCGTTATCAATGGAAAAGAATATAAAGCTGTTGATCAAGTAGATCTCACTATGTATATGGGAAAGTGGTACCAAGTATATGGTGATGGATTTAATAATATTTTTCAAGGAGACGGTCATTGTGCTACAGCTGAATATAATTTGCTAGAAGATGGTCGTGTGTCTGTAGTAAACAAACAGCTTGATGAAAACGATAAAATCGACGGCATTACAGGATTTGCCTATTATGGTGAAGGCGATTGTTGTGGATATCTTACTGTAGAATTGAAAGATTTGAAACCTGCGCCTTATTGGATATTGGAACTAGGTCCTATTGTTTCAGACAGTTATCAATATTCTATTGTATCTGATAATTTGGCGTTATCTCTTTTTGTATTAACAAGAGATGTTGATGAATTTTATAGTTTATATGATTCAACAGTATTAGAATCGTTAAAAGAATTTGGGTTTACAAAACCGTGGAATTCACCAAAAACAATGAATCAAACTAGTTGTATTTTTTAATTTTCTTTATAAGAATTTAAATATATCTATATAGTAATAAAAAATGGACCATCAAGATCATACTGTCGTGATTCTTCGCAAAAAACAACCACCAAAAAAAAAGGAACCAAATCCTAGAAACAATATCGATTTACATGCCATTAAAATCGAAAATGAACAAGAAAATTTTACGATTACAACTATTCCCAAAAAAATTTGTAATCAGATCGCACAAGTGCGCAATAGTCAAAAAATGACGCAAAAAGATATGGCTCGTAGATTAGGTGTTCAACAGAACATATATGTTACACTAGAAAATGGAAAAGCGCAATGGAATGGTCCAACCAAACAAATGGTAAATAAAATCGAGAATATTTTTAAAACAAAATTTCAACGCTAGTTTATCGATCCACAGGTATCATTTTGCGATATTCCACAATACCACCGCTATATTCATTTATATTTACAAAGCCTTTTTTCATCAATTCTTTAATCGCCAATTCAGATGCATTACATTTTTCGTGTGCACAATAGGCAATAATAGGTATTTCATATATTTCAAGTTTTTTATTTTTAATATATGTTGCTAATTTTGGATAGTGTATGGTAATTACTTCTCCAAACCAATCTTGTAGTTCTTTTACAGACATTTTCGCAATTGTTTTATGGAAAAGATTAAACGAATTTGGAACATGATCTTTTGCGAAATACTCAGCAGGTAAGGCATTCAATAAGATAGTCATTCCGGATCGTGCTTCTTCTACAAATTTCTTGAATTTGTATTTACAAACAACAACCTTTGTATATATTTGACTACCCCAACCACCCTCTTTTTCAACGACAAAATGTAAATGTCTAAAAAATGTGGTTGTTTTTGATTGCTCACTTTGTTTTGCTTTATATAATTGTGGACAGTCGAAACGTAAAACAACATCTCCACTCGCGGTTGCTTTTACAACACCACTATTTTCGAAATTTCCATACGCTTTTTTAGCCTCTTCTACCAATGGACTTTTTGTCTTTTTCTCTTTGGAAGCCCAATATAAAATTTTTTTTCCAGCGAACCTTTGTCCAAGTTCTAATTTCATTTCTACATTAAATTTACTGGGTGTTTTTAACTTTAAACTTTGTTCGTCAATAAAATTCCGGACATAGTCATGTTTTAGTAACCATGTAGGTTTTAATGATTCTTTTGATTTAACTACTTTGTCTACATCAAAATCCAAACAACTAGCACAAGTACCTTTATTCGACATTATATACTACTTTTACATATTTTTCAAAACACGTTCAGCTGATTCTAATGCACCTTCCACCCAACTTTGCTCTAAACTATAGTTTTCACCGCAAATATACACATTTTCCATTGGATTTGCTAAAAAATCGGCAACTTGGACACTATTTACACCTTTATTCCAATATCCTACTCCACAGTCCCAATAAAATACCCATACCTCTTCTGGTTCAGCGATCTTTCTGTTAAATGTTTGTTTAACCAGATCTACCAATGATTTTTTTAATTTCGATTGATTATTTTGTTGTTTTTTCCAATATTCACAGTACATATCATCTGTATAGGAAATCATAATAGTCCCTTTTTCACGATCCATAGGAATTATATAACGTAAAGCATTGTTTGTAACCGTTTTTTGTATATCTTTAAACCAAATATCTTGTGGTTTAAATTTAGCATATACACGACATAATGGCTTACACCCAATAGTGTTTTCTAAAATACTGTGAATTGGATTTAGCAAACTTATTTTTAGCAACGCTGGTTGAGGTAATGCGAATACAACACGCTTTGCTTTTCTTGAAATATTATTATATTTTACTACATAATAGTCATTTTCATTATCAAATTCGACTTCTTTCACGTGAGAATTTAGCAACATTTTAGCACCTTGTTTTTTTAATTCTTGGACAATACTCTCGATTAAATGATGAAAGTATCCTGCATAGAAAGTAACATCATCTCGAATCCCATTTTTAAATAGATTGTATGCATCAAACATATTCATATGTTTTAACTGGCCACTATAACCTGCTGCTACTAACAAAAATTCTACTTCATCTTTTTCCAAATATTTTTCTGCGTATTCTTGGAAAGTATAATTGCGAAGTATATCGTCGTTTCGCATTTTTTCAACTTTCCGTAATACTTTTTTAATATATTCAAATCCTGTTTTGTTTTTAAATTTAGGAGAAAATCTGTTTTTACTATCGATGAAATCAATGTTACTAGAAATTCCTTTGTCTTTGCGAAAATCGAGTAGATTAAAACGTTTTAATAATTTTATTACACGTTCATGTTTACGATTAAATCGTGCAGCTCCCGCTGGAAAAGAAACAGTTTTGTCAGTATATTGATATATTCTGCCTCCAAATACGGATGCACTTTCTAAAAGTAAAACCTTTTCTGTTTTTTTACATAATTCTAAAGTAGTATATAATCCTGCAATGCCTCCACCTATGATAACTGTATCGAATATCATTATTAATTACATAATAGTGATATTAAAATTATTGTCGCCAACCGGGATCGAACCGGTGACCTCAAGATCTTCAGTCTTGCGCTCTCCCAACTGAGCTATAGCGACTTTATAAAAATAAACATATTAGATGTCCATTTTAATGGTTATTTTTAGGATTTTCATAACTGATCCTCCACATTTTGCGTATTTTCTCTTTGTATTGACTTAAACGCAATCCAGGTAATTCGTTTTTAACGATTGGTAAGTTACGTTCGTAGAAATCTTTATATAAGGTATTCTCGTTTGGTAAATCGTCATTAAAAATATTTACTGCATCCTCTATTGTTGATGCTTCATAAACACTTTTTTCTTCAAACACACTTCGATTATCTATAGATATAAATAAGTTTTGATTTGATACAATATTTTGTTTTCTGTATTTTTCTTCCCGCTCTTTTTCTTCTTCCCTATCTTTTTCTTCTTGTAATAACTGTTTAAATTTATCCGCATCTTTTTCTCTTTCTTTTTCACGCAATATACGTTCTGCTTTTGTAATTGGGCGATCTTCTAATTGTTTTTCAAGACTATTTAATTCACGTTTACCACGTCTTGATTTAGGTCGATTTTTACTGTAATCTATTATGTCCTCGTCTCTTGCAATCAATTCCCGCATCTCTTTTGCTTTTCGCATTTTTTCTTCTTGTTGTTTATTTTGTTTTTCTTCTCGTTTTTTTCCGCGTTCGTCAATTCCCTCATTCCAGTGATTATCTTCCTCTAATTTTCTCTGTAATTCTTGTATTTCACGATCTTTTTCTAGTGCTTTTTGTAGTTTTTTTTTGGAAGGCATTTATATATTTAACATACAAAAAAAATTTTACGCCTCCGGGGAATCGAACCCCGGGCACATCCTTGGTAGGGACGTATGTTACCACTACACCAAAGGCGTTTCGACAGCTACAGGATTTGAACCTGTGCGGCAATGTGCCAACGGATTTCAAGTCCGTCTCCTTAACCACTCGGACAAACTGTCTTTTGGAGGGAATACGGGACTTGTAAAACAGTAATATGTTTATATATCCTTTATTTATATTCCTCACCATCATATATTTGGATAATTATTTTATATGGTTTTTTATAAAAAACATATAAATTGTAGTCTAATTATTCCTTTTTATATAGCCATTCAAAACTAAACGCATATTTTAAGGCTTCTTTTATTTTTTTAATCATAGTTGGTTTATTTTCATCAGCATCCAATGCACGGATATAGGGTAAATATAGATCATTACATCTACAAAATCTACAAAAGTGTAGTCCATTGACTTTATCTGTATCACGAATGCACGTAAATCGTTTACATATTGTACAGTTATACAATCCATCTAATACAAAGCATACCTGACATGCATATCCAAAGGGTTCTATTTTATGTTCTGTAAATGATACTGCTGATCTTCTTTTTGTTTTAATTTCAATCTCACCTGGTTCTTTTCCAAAAGTGGTTTCTTCTGGTCGTATTTTACCATGTCGTTTTCGCAAATCACGTATCTCATAATTAGCATCTTCATCAATTATAGTTGAATTCCTTACTTGACTCATAATTTATTGTTTAACCACCAAAATTTGCAAAAAAAAACATTCAATTTTATCTAATTAAAAACATACCTTACAAATCATATAAAAGTTTTTATGGGTTTTATTTTTTTGCGTTTTTTTTGCGTTTTATTTTAATCACTCGTGTTGGTAACATAGAACGTTCCAGTTGGTTTAACGTAAACAATATTTGATAGTCCTTGTTTTTACGATTAAACTCAATTGAGTTCTTTGCGAATAGTTGACGTTTTTCTTTGTTGTCGGTTAATGCTCCGTTAGTGTTTCGGTTTTCGTAAAAGAAGGAAATCACACCCAAAACAATTGCTCGAATACCCCAGGCTGGGTTCCAACTTTCCGGATGCCAGTCTGAGAAACTGAAACACAAACTCTTCCCGTCGGCTCTTAAACGACCGTTCGGTGTAATCATTTTTATTTTCGGGGGTGAAAATGGATATTCTTTCGGCAATTCAACACTTCCCATATACAAACCTCCCTTGTATTCGGTATCATCAGCCCCTTTAAACAGAAACCGCCATTGTGTTATGTTGTCTTCAAACGGTTTCACAATACAGTTTGGAATGGGCTCTTTTACCAGATCTCGTAATTCTTTATGGATTCGTTTCGCACTCATAATTGTTGTAGTTTACTCTCCAGTTCAACGTAAAAAGCCAATCAATTTTGTACGTATTCCATATAATTTTTACCAGTATTCGAATATTTAAAAAAAGAATTATAAGTATCAAACAAATAGTTTGTAGAAAGAAAATATTCAGGTGTTTTTACTCCTAACCAAACCGAATTTAATGGATCGTTTGTTTTTTTCTTGATATGCACATATCCTGTTTCTTTTAACATTTCACGTGTATCGCGTAAATAATAATCATAAATATGTGGTTCAGTCGATTCAAATGCCCATTTTCGAAAAACATTGTTTTTTAGTTGTTTGTCGAGATTACTTGGATCCATATCAATAATAGCTATAATACCATTTGGAGTTAAGAGTCGATTTATTTCTTTTAAAACATTATACGCTGCGTCTTTGGGTAATTCGTGAAATAAAAAATTACAAGCAATAAAATCATACGACGCATCCGGTAAATTTGTTTTCTCAATATTTCCATGAATATAATTAAATCCAAACTTATTTTGATTATTTCTATATTCGGCAACACCAATGAAATGGGGACTTAAATCGATTCCATCAATGTTTGAATTTGGAAAACAATTTTTTAAGTATTCAGTAGAAATTCCAATAGAACACCCTACATCTAATGCTTTTTTTGGAAAATTTTTTGGATAAACACGTAATTTTTTAATGTATTCTTGTATATTTTGCGTTATATTTTGACGTAACCATTCTTGTGCTTTATATGGACCTATTTTTGGCCAATATCCAGCAGCAATGGCCAATGTAGCTGGATCAGCTTCTTTAGCTGCTCTCCAATTAAGATTTCCTTCATCATAACCGTGAAAAGGGCGTGTATAATAATCGGGATATTCAACAGTTTGATCTTCTTTCACAGTTTTATAGGTATAAATATCTTCAGAAACATCGTCATATTTTTTATATAAATCATTCCACGGAATGCCTGTAGAAATAGCACGGTCAATAAACCATTTACGTGCTTGTTCTTTTAAACTAAATTGTAAATTATTCCAATTTGTATTTTTATTCATATGTAAATAAAATGAACAACCGGTAGCGATAGATGATAATAATAAAATAAAACACTTCATATTTTACTATTGTAATATCGTATAATCTTTAATATGGTTTAAACAAATTGCTTATTTTATATTTTATGATCTATATCAAAGATTAAGAAATTCCTCCCATTCTTGTAATTTTGGATAGAGATTTTTATAAATAATATATTTCACTTCTTGAATAGAAAGTGGATCATATTGCAAAACAACATATTTAAAAAAAAGATACTGAAAACAAATAATACAACCTCCAAACAAAACATAGTGACCAGATTTTTTTAATAATTTTAAATATTTTCCGTTTTTGGAAACAGTTGCTTCTAAATGTTCATCATCAATAGATGAACGTCGATATGTATTTACATCAACCAATTCTAATGATTCTTCATCTCTTTCTCTAGACGGTACATGTACAATTCCATTACGTTTTTTTAGTTTTTCTGCCTCTTTGTAACTTTTAATCATCAAATAAAACAAAAAGGTAATAAATCCTAATCCTATCCAATATTCTAACGTTTTTATAAATAATTTTTCATTTTTTTCAGCACGTTTATCTATCGCATTATCTCGATCGTTTTTTAGTGATTCTAAAAAATTATTTTCATTTTCTGCAATAGTATCATCGGTGGTATTTGTTTCAACCATTGAGTTATTATTATCAAAAAAAGGTAATGCGTTAATTATTGTAGATGGTATTGTAGGTATAGGCGTTGTAGGTGGTGATTGTATCATATCGAGCGGATCTTTAGCTAATCTTTCTACTTTATCAGTAAATATAACTGTTTCCATAGGACCAATATAATAGAAATAAAAACATATTTCTAATATAGCAATTCCAGATACATGAAACAAAATAGAATACATTTCAAACTTATACAATAACGAGAAAAAAATTATACGGTTGGAAAAAACACCCAGTCTAAATCCCCACAAACTTTTTTCCATATCATATCCTGTTCTAATTGTTTTTCTCGGTCTTTCATCATAGGTATATAAGGCAAGTATTGTGTTTGATCCAATAACGTACATAATTGATACAATGTATATGTATAATTGAAAAAATTAGTTCTATTAGCAGGACAATGAACAGCCCAAGGTTTCTGTATTTCTATAAACAATACACATAGTGTTTCGTGTAATTCTTCATTCATAATAGGTGGTTTTACGCCAAAGATAGAATTAATATATTGAATATGTTCAAAATACTTATTCAGTCCAAGTTTTCTCAAAATTTCTCTCATTTTGTCGTAATTTATCTGTTTCATATCCGTAATTCTTTCTTTTTTAATTCTAGCACGTATCTGATCAATGACTTCTTCTGGTATTTGAGTGGTTTCCTTTGCTTGAAATTGTGATAAGATCTCTTTAAAGTGATTTAATCGTATATAAGCTGTATAAGATACCTCATTGGGGGGATCTTTGTTATTTGGTTTTGAACTATCTACAATATAAGTAATAAATTGTCCACACTTAGGATTGTTACAAATCATTATTCCCTCTTCATCTTGTGGTACCATTTCACCATTTTCACAAAGCATACACGTATCACAAGACATAATATAATCTTGTGGATTAGTAAATTCATTATTTACATTTCTCCAGTATTCTTGATACATTTTTTTGGATTGAGTATATTTATCTGGATTGGTGCTTTCTTTATTTGTTGACTTTATTTTAAAAAATGAGTTCAATACTTTTACATTTTGTACTTGTTCACCTGTTGATATTTGTTTTTTCGATTCGAAATAATCAAATATATATTTTGAATTGTCCAAGAGATATTCCTTTTTCTCTTTTTCTAGTCTTTTAATCTCTCGTTTTTTTTCTTTTATCTCGTCTTTAAAGTCTAATATTTTATCAATTTTTGTTTTAGGTAATGTTTTTATTTTTTCACGTAGTGTCTCTATCTCTTTTCTTAATTTAGGTATATGTTGTGTAAGGTTATTATTGAACTTTTCTAGCATTTCTTGATGTTTTTCATCTAATGAAGTGATTTGTTTTACCTGAGCATTTTTGGCGGTTTTACTCATTTCGCATAAAATGAAAAGATTCTTTTTTTTATGTTTTTTGTCCAAGAAATAATATGTTTTTTATGTTTATAATATATATTTTATTTAATGAGTCAATTAGAAGAATTACAACTAAAACCAGAACCAGTTATTGAATTAAATGAATTTTCTCCACCAGATGTAGAACATTATAATGATACAGGTGAAAGAACAGATATGGATCTTGATGATCAATTATCACGTAAGTGTACAAAACTATGTGAAATTGCTAAAATGGATGCTTGGCATGATCATCACACTATTAGTGATTTATTGAAAGAAGATATTAATCAATTTGTTTTAAGACATCTTCCTGTTAAAAAAGTAAAAGGAAAAGATGGTCAGTATAACGAGGAAGCAATCAATTGTTATAAATCATCAGGTAATACTAGTACTACTGGAAGTTCAGCCTCTCCTGGAAGTGCCGGAGGTGATGGACAGCCATCTGGTGAGGATATTTTTATTTATAGAATGTTTTTAAAAAAAGATGGAGTTACAGATGTAGATAATCAAAGATTGTGTAAACCTTCTTGTGATAATAATCCAGGACAAGACGTATTGTTAGAAGGTCATGGAGATGGTGTTTTTAGTTCTATTATTACGGAACGTTATAATATTGGACACGTTAAATTTAAAAGTAATTCTACTGATAAGGAGGATGATGGGGGTACTGCTAGTGCAAGTTGTCCACCTTTTGATGAAGATCAATCAAAAATTGAAGAATTTTTTTATGATAATGCTATGACAGAAGACATTCATATTATTCGTGATGTTGCCTATGGAAATTGGGCAGATGATATTGCAAAATGGGGAAAAGGTGCAAAATCAGCAGGTAATATGATTATTACTGTTCAAACTGCTGCTGGTATTTTTGATCCAGGACCATCTACACATTGTTTTACAAGTGCAGGAAAAAGACAAGGATTTATTGATATAGAAAGTAAATCAAGATATGCATTATTTGAATCATATGACGGGGATAATTTTCATCAAGATGAATCAGTTGTATTTTATCCAAAAGTAACTGATCATTTGGAAAATGATGATGATACAGAACCATTTATTAGAAATCAATTACTCTATACAAGATTTGACTGTACACTATATGGTAAAACATGTAAATTACAAGAAGAAAAAGAATTTTATGATAAAGGAGAAGTAATTAGATTTATCGATTCTGCTAATGTAAATTTTATTGTTTCTGTACCTGATTCAAATGATAGTACAAAAAATAATATTTATATTACTACAAAGAAAACTTCTAATAAAGCACAGTCTATTTCCGAATTACCCGTAAACGATAATATTATTAAATTGACAGCTTCAAAATCTGGTCCTGGAACATACGATGAACGTACAATTCGTGATTATGGTCGTGATTTTGTTATTAATCAAAGTGGTAAATTAAAGATTATGACTAAAAAATTCGGAGATCACGGTCAAGCAGTTACTGCGTGTAAATCCAGACTAACATATCGTTTATTTGAACCAGTCGATCCAAATGCCAATCAATTTAAAATCACACAAAAAATATCTACAGGATTTCACGCATTTTTATCATTTGATAGAGTAGCAGTTGCTTCGGCAATTTATTATGGTGCTCCGATTGTTATATTTGTAAATCATGATGGTGCTATAATTTTTACAAGTAAAAAATTTGACCAATTTAAAACACCCACTAGTAAATATAAGAGTCTTATTCAGAATATAAACAGAAAAGACAAGGAATATGATGATTTGAAAGCAAAATCATCTGGAATAAATAAAGATGAATTTGATTCTAAAAAAGACGAAATAAAAAAAGACCTACCTGAAATAATAGAATCTATACAATTTATTTATGATTACCTTATTAACGTAACAGTTCTTACTGATAAAAATGCCTCTGCATTTGATATTGTTTACCAAACATTTGTTTCACTTATATTAACAATAGCTCCTTTTATAGATATGTTTACAACACACATCAACATCTCCCAAATAAAAGATCATACAAAACCTGTTCAACCTGTGTTTATTCCTGTTAATAATGATGAAGATCAGGAAGCTGAAACTAAGTTAAAAACCGTACGGGATTATTTAACTCTATTAGACAAAGAAGTATCAAAATTATCCGGTAATATTTCTCTCTATAATATTACAAAAGATACACAACAAAAGATACATACAATAGCTACCTTTTGTGAAGAAAGTAAGTATGAAACAGACCCTTATAAACGAATTAATAAGTTAAATAGATCTTTAAAATTAAATTCAATAACAAAAAAATTGATCAGTAGTTTTAATCCTTATGTAGGATCTCAAAAAAATACCATGAGACAAAAAACAAATAAATTGCAAGGTCAAATTGGTTGTGAAATTGGTATGGCGCTAATTGAAGAAATATATCAACATATGAATAATTATAGATTTGCATTTCAACTAATTCCTAATGAAACAAATACAACCGATTTTAAAAATATATTTTCCATGATATTACATAACGTCTTTAAAAAAGCAAACGAAAATGCTATGCCGCTCTTTTTAACTTCGATGGGAAGAGAATTAGATGGTGATAATACAAAATCATTAGTTATAATTAGTGCTGATAGAAAAAATGAATTAGAAAGCCAAATAGCAACAATCAATTCTAAAATTAGTGAAATTAAAACTACTATAAATGATACATCAAAAGAAATGAAAAAAAAGGCTAAAGAATTTAAAGATAAACAAGATAAAATAAAGGCAAAAAAACCATTTGAAAAACAAATAAAATCCAAAAATTCAGAAGTAGCAAAGTTAGAAGCAGATAAATTATTAATATATCAAGAACTTACTTTACAAGAGAATGCGAATATGAATTTTGAGAGAAGTGAAAATTTATTTTTAGAAAATACCTTTTCCCAAAGCGAAATAGCGCCTATAAAATTTACAACTATAATGCCTGAAAACATAAGTGATCTCGAAATGGTCGACGAAAAAACATCGGAATCAGAAGAAATTAATACAGATTTTGAATGCGAAAATCCTCCACCTATTATCACCCAATTTACAGCAACAGAAGAAACTACTGTTACTAAACCAACAAGAAAAAGAAAGAAGAATGTTCGTGTCGAAGCTGTTAGATATAGTACAAGACTTGCTAAGATAAGTAGAGAAACACGAAATATAGAATTTCAACAAAATAGAGGAGGTAAACGAAAAAAACGTACGAAAAATAAAAGAAAAAATATGAAAAAGAAAACGCAAAAAAAGAGGAGACGAACAAAAAGAAATAGACAAAAAGGAGGTGATGGTCCAACGGCTGTTTCAAAACTAAGTGGTGTTGGTCCAACTAATCCATATACAGAAGAGGCTCTTGAAACGTCTATTGCAAAAGAACAACAACAACAAATTGAAATAAAAAAACTTTTCGACAAGTTAGTAGAACTTTCACAAAAAATACCAAAAGAAGATATACCAGAGTTAGAAAAACAAACACTTTCTATTATGCAAAATAGAAATATAAAAGAAGTATTGATTGATTTACAGTCATTAATTAATACGACTCAAGGAAAAATAGAGACTTTAAAACAAGAAGAATCATCTGTTATAGATACACCGCAAGAACAAAATTGCTTTGAATATTTACATACAAATATCAACAGAATTTTAAATGTGATACAATCAGATACAACTACTAATATTTATAAAATAATTAATAACTACAAAAAAGCAAATGAACTATTGTATATAAACAAAGTTGGATTATCTATGTTAGCTTGTAAGTTATCGAGTTATAAACCAGTAGAAACAACACAAACAGGTGGTGGAGAAAGACACCAATTTTTAACAACAGGAAATATTAATACTATACACGCTATGAGCCGTATTAGTAGACCCATACAAACCATGTTCCAAACATATGTCGATAAAGATTTAAAAGAATTTTTAACAACTATTAAAACCAAGATTGATGGCGGAGAAGAATTTAAAATAAATAAAAATCTAGATAATAATAATTTTACTATATACAATGAACCCATTACATTAAATGGTCTTGCTTTATTGAAGCATTTAGTTTCCAAAGACAAATTAAACCCTCCTACACCAGAACAATTATTAAACTATAAAAAAGAAATACTAACCAAATACAAGGCACAAAAAATAGAAGATATCAGAACAGATAAGATATTTGAACCGTCATCTACACCAGACCAAATACAAGAAAAATTAATTGCTATCAATAAACAAGAGGCAGAACTAGACGTTGATGACGATGAATATGAAGTTAGTTCTAATATTATTTTACAAACAATTTTAACAGATAAATCTATTTATCGAACCTTTATGGAGTTTTTATGTATTCAATATAATGAATTTCAAGAATATGAATGGTTAGATACAGAAGAACAATCAAACAAAGACAAAATAAAAGAATTTATTGAAAAAAATGGTGGTGAAATGTTTAAAGTAGGTGAAGATCAAACAAAAAAAATAGAAAATATTTTAACAGTTTTGGAAAGTAAATTGCCTTTACAAGAGGTAAAAGTATTAACATTAGAAGATGTAGAAAACGCGAATACTATAGAAGAGATTGACGAATTATTATTAAGTTTATAATACAGAAAAACGCCCTTTATTTAGTATAATGTTAATATACAGAAATGGCCGATAGTGCGAACACAATA